AGTACTATCGTTTCCGTTCTCATTGGCAACTCCTTTCTGCAGTAAAATTAATTGTGCTTTTAATACTGCGTTCTCTGTTTCTGTAGCTACTAATTTTTCTGCTAACATACCGTTTGCCACCCTTAAAACATCTACTTCATTCATGTTCACACCTCCTACTTTCTTTCTAACGCTTCAATACGAGCAAATGCATTATCTATACGAGCAATTTGCCAACCTAAGGCTGATGCATCTGCCTTACCACTTACAGCATTCGCCGCATTAACAGCTATTTTATTTACTTCTTCCACACGAGCTGAAGCCCAATCAGCAACCCGTCTTGCTTCTCCTGCTTTAAAATCCGCATCCGATATCGCTTTGAATTTCAAGCCAATATCTTGACCGTTAATCCAACCAATCCAAGCTTCCTGCCATCTGTGTGTCGCTGTCCCTAATGAACCATTCCCGCTTGTCCAAGGACGAATTGCCGCACCACCTCTATCACCTTCACCTGGTACAATCGTCCATTCTTCGCCTTTCATTGCTCCTTCGATTTTAGAAAGTGGTGAGGCATCGAACCTGACAGGGTGGTGAAATTCTGCACGAGCTTCTACTCGCATTTTTTCAGACGGTATGATATACAATGTCGGTGGGCGCATATATACATCACCATATCGACTTTCTATATAAATTGAGTTACCAAAAGAACCATCTGCCGCACGTTTACCGAAAGCCAAACCAGTTGCTACCCCTTCCGCTTCAGATACACCAAAATAAGTAATTTCAGCTGAACTCCCATCCGCTTGTTTAGTTTTTGCTTGTGCAATTTGAGTCACTAGTTTTCCTGTTTCGGAATAAAAATCAATACCGGAACGATCTAAATCGATTCGAAATCGATTGTTACGGCTTCGAAGAATACCAGAAACAATATCAGCGGCTTTTAAATTGATTACTTTTACATCATCAGCGTCAATCGTTCCTGATCGTATGTTATTCGCACTGAAATAACCAACAATACCTACTGATGCCACTAGTCCTTCATACGTTAGTGCTTCTTTAAATGTCTGGCCACCATCACGACTAATACCAAGCCCAGCACTATTGAATGCTACAAGGTTATTTGGATTTTTTGGATCTATAGCAAGAATCCCATTCTCAAACTTTAACTCTGTTTCTGCTGACTTGATTGCTGCAGAAGCACGTTTCACACCATCGTCCAGTACGTTGTAACGAACTTTCCCGCTATCATCAATGATCTGCGAAATCGAATTGTTAATATGGTCTAAAAATGTTCCTGCGAAATCTTCTTTTCGGTTGGATAGTGTTACTTTTGTGGATATCGGAACAAGATTCTCATCATATTCTTCTGTGATTTCTAATATTCGCGATTCTATATCCACATCCATCGGTTCATAAATGATCCAGACGCGATCACCTTCCTGTGGAATCGTGTAAGGATACCCGGCCTTTCTTAAATCGATAAAATCAATCGTAATGCTTACCACAGGAGTATCTTGCAATGCCTCTTTTAAAGCTGCATCTAGCCCATCTATTGTTGTGAAACGTTCATCCTCAAATATATCAGCTTCACTAAAACCGAATTTAGTTACATTTGGACTTGTATATTCCCTTGTTAATCCGTCTTTTCCATAACCCTTTATATACGTTCGTAATGGCTTTGTATCTACATTCATTTCAAATGTTTTTATATTAAATCCGTATCTAAATTGAAAATCTGTATCCTCACCGATTCTTTTTCGGAATTTAACAAGATTTCCGCTAATGGACATTTCAGCTTTGTATCTTTTTAGTACTTTTTGCAGCAAAGATAATCTATTTTCTTTTCCGAAATTCTCGAATACTTCCGCATAAAAAGAATCAATCGCAGCGGTTTGGTATCCCGTTCCTTCAAAGATAAAATCTAATGCAGCTAAGAATGTCATGCTTCCTGTATAGGATTCGTACTTTTGTTTTTCTGTCATTTTTACAAAGAATTCATGGATACATTCAACTTGTTTGTAGTATTTTAGTCCCATATTTCTTTCTTTTAAAGATTTAATGACGTATATTTCTCCATCAAACTCAATCTTGTTTTCTTCTTTCACAAGTCCAAACGAAAACTCATTATCTTTACATGGAAAAAGCGAGAAACTAAGTATTTTCTCGCCATTTACTGCTCTATATCTTGTTAAACCTTTAAATCCGACTAAAGGCTCTGTATTTCCTGATAAATCCGTTACTGTTAAGATACATATCACCTACCTTTATCGATAATAAAAATTAAAGTCGAATTGTATTTCGAATATTCCTGTGGTACCTACTAATTCGAATTCGTTCCAACCAGGTGCAAGAGTGATAGGTTTTCGATTTGTATCCCTGAAAATACTTAAACTATTCTTTGTACTGCGTATTCCTACAAGTAGCAAAGTATCATTTGTGGTTGTCGTTTTCATATAAGACCACACATCTCCAGTTGTTATATTCTTGATTGATAAATTATTCGAAGCGCCTTTATATTGAATTGTTAAAGGCATATACCTTGGATTTACTCCTACATTCCCTGCGTTCAAAATCTTGAAATATGAGGTGGTATGGATATATTTAAGTTCATTGCTCCAATCTATCCCCACACCTGAATAAGTAGCATCATGTGCATACGCTTCAAAATCAGGCATTAACGTGTTCAACGTTGAAATAGCAAAAGGTAAAGAAGCTATAAATTCGATTTCAAAGAATCCGTAAAAACGTTGCTGATCCATTTCATATGAATCATTACACTTAACTCTCCATCGCTTGTAGGGAACTCTAGTGTCAGTGAGATAAAATTCTTCATTACTTCGAAACATGTGAAACACTTCATCACGTTCTATAGCATAAGTATCCATATTCCGTGCCTTCAAATAAAAAGAGCAATTGATTTTTCGCACATCGTCAGTTGTGCCTAGATCAATTGCTCCTGGTCTTCCTTCTATTGACTCTGTTGTATGACGATAAGAGGGGGCAGATACAAGAAAATCTCTTGTAATAACGTTTAATTCCTCAAGGTCATACCTTTTCCCATCTAGTCTTTCTACTATTGTATTCATCAGCGCCCCCCTTTCATATATGATTTAATTTGGATATTATTTGTTTGCATATCATCTAGGTATGGTTGACTCGATCTCGCTATTTCATATCCATCTAGCATCACTATATTCTCTATTACCATATTTCTAGATTGATTATTAGCACTGTTACCCTGTGGATTTGTAGTTTGAACACTACTCAAATTGCTTTTCCCGATGTTAGATGGTACTGACGAAATATTTGCGGGTGTTTTATAACCTGCAGAAACCATTGGAATTGCAGGTCCTGATACAGTACCCATTGAAACATTACCAAGCGCTACTCCTTCTGATAATGTATCGAATGAATCCTTTACCGCTACTGCCATCTCCCTAGCCGCTTTAAAGACTGGATTCTCCATAGAGTTGATACCTTTTACTAAACCTTGCCCTACATAAACCCCCATATCTCTCATGACACGGGAAGGAGAGTGGATACCTAAGAAGTCTGTTACCGCGTTTTTTACACTTGAAGCCACACTTTTAGCAGCTTCCCAAGCCGCGCTTGCCATTGAACCAATACCGTTAATTAGTCCTTGGATGACATTCGCGCCAATTTCAAATAAATCAATATCTCCTAAAGACTCTAAAAGTTGTGAGCCTATTTCAACCCCGGAACTAAATACTTCTCCAAGCAAACTTATAATTCCATCAATCAGTGCACCGATTAATTCCACACCAGCAGAAAGTAATTCTGGTAAATGTTGAATTATTGCTTTAAGTAGTTCAGCTATAAGTCTAATTCCAGCTGCAACTAACTGAGGAAGTACTTTAATTATCCCGTCTATTAATTTAGTTAATATTTGTACACCTGCATCAATAATTCGAGGTAGATTTTGCACTATAACCTCAGTAAACTTCGTAATTATTTTAATAACCGCATCTACAATCTGAGGGAGCATTTGAATGATCCCGTCTACCAGTTTTATTAAAATTTGCATTCCTGATTCAATGATTTGTGGTAAATTTTGAATAACAACCTCAGTGAATTTAGTGATAATCTGCATCACAGCATCTATAATTTGAGGCAATACTTTTATGATACCTTCAATTAACGAATTTAAAACTTGTATCCCTGCATCAATGATTAAAGGTAAATTTTCAACTATTGCGTTAAGTAATGTCGTCATTATTTGAATGGCCGCATCAATTAACTGAGGTAAAATTTGAATAATACCATTCACTAAAGCCATTAAAATTTGTATTCCTGCATCTATCAACATGGGAATCATAGGGATTATCGTTTGAATGAACATTGTTATTATTTGTATTGCTGACTGTATAATCATAGGTAACATTTGTGTAATCCCTTGAACAAGTGCGTTTATAATTTGCACTGCTGCTTCTATAATTACTGGTAAAGCAGTCACGATTGCAGTGACAAGTGTTTGTATCAAGGAAATGCCAATTGTTATAATCTGTGGTAGCAGCGTTGTGATACCTGTTATAAACGTTGTAATGATTTGTAAAACAGCAGCTATAATTTGCGGTAGTGCTTGTGTGACCCCTTGCACTATTCCGGTGATTATTTGAATTCCTTGTTCTAGAAAAACAGGTAATTGAGTTGTTACAAAGCTCGTTAATCCTAAAACTAAGTTATTTAGAATTTCTCCAAACTTACTAACCATTTGAGTGCCACCAACACCAGTCGCTTCTGTCATTCTAGCGAACATAGTACTGATTCCAATAATTAAACCTGGGATACCGCCAATCAAAATAGCTAATATTGATGGGAATATCATTTTGAATACTTCGGTTAATCCAGAAAAATCACCATGAAAAGCTTGTACAATAGCGTTTTTCATTGCGTTTAGTGCTTCTTTGATTTTGTTAACAAAATCATTAATCGCCTGTATTGTCTCATTACTAAAACCTAGAGATTTCAATAACTGATTACCAGCATCCGCATTGCCACTAATGATTTGCCAAAAAGCTTTTATTGTATTTAACGTGTTATTAATAGCGTTCCTAAATGGTTCTATATTTTTATAAGCATATGAAAATCCTACAGCCATACCTGCTAAAGCGGCTGCAAGAGCCCATGCTACAGGGCTGGCCATTGCTAATACAAGAACAGCAGGTTTGATAACCATCCATAATGCAGCAAACGCTGCTCTATAACCCATTAATAATCCCATTCCTGCACCCAATGGCAGCAATAGGAGAGTTAAGGCTGGAACAAGCATCATTGTCCCTTGAATGAATTTCGCTAAGGCTGGATGCGCTTCATTAAACGCTATAACCATTTTCGCCATAGAGTTGACGAAATTAAAAATCGGAATCATTAGAGCTGCAAAGGCATCTCTCATCGGCTGTAGTGCTTTCGTTAACGACTCCATCATATTTTTATATGCTTCTGCATATTTAGGGTTCATTTCCATATTTGCTTGATGTAACTTACCATAAAACAGCACAGCACTAATACCAACAACTAAGAAGGCTTGCGTCATCCCCATAATAGATTGGTTAATAATTCGTATTTGATCATTTAGTTGTTTAACGTTTGCGTTCGGACCTAAGAACTCTAAAGCAAGCTGCGCTGCACTACTTCTATTTGCTAACCTTTCCATTGCATTAGTAGCCATTAATGTACCGCGTGATAAGTTATACAATGGATTTCCCATACGTTGCAAGTTAGCCTGTAGTTTGCTAGACGTAGTAGACATATTGTTCATCATACCGATTGTTTGGAGTATAGATGCCTGTGCTGCCACATCATTCGCCATCATCGCATCATTAGCAGCTTTTTCAGCAGCCCCGATTGCATTGATTTGAGAAATTAAATCCTGAGCACTGCCGGAATACGTAGCCATTCCCATAGCTGCATCTAAATATGCTAATTTCGTCCGTTTTAATTCTTCAATATGTGGGCGCATAGCTTCTCGTTGCTCAGCTTTTAATTGTCTTAACCGTTGACTGTATTCACTATTTGCATCGCCCATATTTTCGATACTTCTTCGATACTCACGAGATGTACGATTGGTTGTTCTAACAAAATCATTTAACTGACTTTGCATAGCAGCCATTTCTCTTCGCATCTGATCTGTTTCAGCTCTAAACTGAACTACTAATTCTTCTTGTGTCGCCAAAATCTCACCTACCTTTCAATCAACCGAAGTTGAGATTTTGTAAGAATTGCATGTTTTCTTCCGCTTTCTTAGCACGATCTTCTATAGATTTTTTCTTTTGTTCATCAGTAACCATTTTCGTTCTATCGAATAAATCCTTAGGTTTCATTGTTTTCTTTGGATTACTGTGATAAACAGACCGCATCATGAGAGCGAATATACTGTAGGTTTGCAATTCATCCAGATATTGTTCGTTTCGCCCTATCATCATGTTTTGAAACTCACGAGGAGAAAGGTTCATTACTTCACTTGGTAATAAACCTAAGTATCTGAATCCATCTTGTTGTACCTTATCTAGTTCTTCTCTAGTGAAATCGGTTGTTCTTCGTCCTTCCCGTACATCTCGTCCGCCATCTCTTTCAGTTCCGGATTCTTCGCTACCAATTGTTTCTTCATGCGTGCTTTTAATTTCTTCGTTGTTGCTTTGTAGAAAAAATTATCTGCTACCACTTCATTAAGAACCCCATCAATGAACTCTTGTGAGATTTTCTCTGCTTCGAATTGCTTTTCGATTTCAGCAACAACTTGATCTCTAGTGATTCCTTCACCTGTATGCATTACCCCAAAGTAAATAGCATCTTCAAACATCTCTAAATCACCTTGCAAGCAAGCTCCAATAACTTCTTGTGCGCCACCTTTATATTTCTTGTTTAGCTCGGCAATTGTTTTGTAAGTAAGTTTTAATTCATGTTCTTTTCCTTTAATTTCAAAACGCATATATATCAATCTCCTTTTGATTAGATGTTATTTTCAAATTTAAAAAGAGCGGTGAAAACCGCCCTTTATTCTCCTGCACCTTTAGGAATTTCAGTTAATGTTTCTGTACGTGTTGTGCCAGAAAGTTTTGTCTCTACTGAATAAGAAACGAATTCACCAGTAGAAGATGATCTCTCAAAAGAAGTCAACATGTAATTACCGACTTCTGCTTCTTTAGTACGCTTATTAATCTCATATATCTCAATGTACTCTTTGTTTCGAATAGCAGCTTTAGCAGCTGGGTAGAACACATCACCCTCTGATAATGTACAACCAAATGAACGAGTCTCAGATACTTTACCGTAGTCATTAATCGTTCTATCTTTCGACTCTGCCTCAATCTCATCTGCTTCAATACTATGAGATTCTTCATTTTGGTCAAACGGACGAACTAACTTTTTCTTCAATGGATCTGTTGGGTCTGTTATCATTGCAGCGATAATATACTCGTCGCCACGATACATTTTATTTTTCACTGTAGGCGTTTCTGTAACTTCAGCCATATATTCACACTCCTTAATTTATATAAGTCTGTTGGTATTCAAAAATCATTGTTAATTGAGCAGAACCAACCTCAACTGGGGCGGTAGTCACTCTTCTAAAATAGACGGTATCAGTAGATTCACTTCCATCTTCATTACGAAGATTCACTGTGTAACCGCTTCGTCTAATTAAGTTTGCAATCTCATCAGATAGTCTCATAGCTTCCTCTGTCGTTGCATTAAAAAACCTCACTGTCATCGTGTACAGTAAGGTGAAATGGTCCTTTGTATTTTTCAAATCATTCGTTGATAAGTGCGGGAAGTACACTGAAGGTACCCTTATTTCTTCCGGAACCTGCTCATGATAAGTAAACGTACCTGGTGGCAAGTTATCGAAGACAAAAGCCTTCATAGAACCGTGTATCTGTGCGTACATACTCTAACCTCCGTGTACCCATTGTCGGAACTGGCGGTCGAATGCAGTTTGGAACATGCGCTCATATATAGCGATAGCATTATCCCAGTAAGGACGACCTTCTATGAATTTAGCAGTTAACATCATTCCAGTTGGTGCATGTGGATCATATTCGAAATTATGACCTTCCCACCTTCCTGGGACGAATCTTCTTACCTGCTGCCATCCATCATTTTGAAGTTTGGCGTATTCTACATTTGTACCAACTTCCAAAACTAAACCACCATCAGAGGAGCGCCATACATTTCCGCCTCCACCTTTATCAAACGAGTTGAGAAGTCGCCTAGTATCAACAACAGCTAATGAAATGATTTGATTTTGAACCTCTTCTAGAAATTGAAATCCGCTAGCTTCAAGCCATAAGGCAACATTCTGATCTAAACCATTTGCCATACGGTTCAACTTGGCACTGAACTCACGGAATCCTCTAGTTCTTATTTCGTTAGCCATGGCTCACTCTTCCTCTCCGCTATGGCTTTTATATGTGTAACCTCACTAGTGCGTGGATTTGTTACTGGAAAAGGATTGCGTATATAGTAAGTTACATTCGTATCTTTTTTGATTACTTTGTCATTATGCTTAACATCAACATACGGCATAAACAACACTCTAATTTCTTGGTTGTTTAATTGGTTTGGCGCTGATTGTATAGAAGTAGTTGTACTTTCTATAAAGTAGCAGCTTTGTTCTCTTATATCAGGAGTATCTTTGTATAAATAAACCTCTTCTCCTGGTTGGCCAAACTTACCTGGCTTCGTTTCTTTCTGCAAATGGAAAATATCACACTTATGGACCATCATCTCTTGCAGTGACATTATATAGCCCTCATTTTGAATGTGACTTTCTTTTTACCTGCGTTAGGTATATACCCTTTTAATAAATTAAGTACATCAGGTTTAGTGATACTTGAGCTATCCTTTGTATAAGAATAATCCCCACCACCAACACTTTCAGACTTAATCCCCTTCATTGTAGTAGTATCAGCGTTTGTATACGCATAATACTGGGATAACTTTTTGCAAGCTAACTTTACCACTTCAGGAATTACCGGATATTTCGTTTTATCAGCGAAATTAGCTATGTTAGGAATATTATTGATCTCTGTTTCCGCTTCAAGTATGTCCTGCTCCAATAAGGAAACAGGACGTTTTTTAACTTCAGGCAATACAGTGTAATCGATTAATTCTTGAGCAGTAATAAGTGCCATACTTATCACTTCCTTATTTAGTTGTTGTGATTGTAGAGTTAATTGTCGAGTTAGGAGCAGCTGCATCTACAACAGTAGCGACACGATGTTTTCCATCGTTAATGTGCTGGTTATATTTTGATTGTACATCGCCAATTTGAGACTTTAACGAGTTCAAGTCATCCACAATCGATGTTAAAAGTGGTCCCAGATCAGTGTTTAGATTAGCGCCGCCTTTTCCAATATCTTTTGGAATCTTAGGCATTCTCTTCACCTTCATTTTCTAATTCATCGTACTCTTCTTCATCAACGGTCTCTTCTTTGGACTTAGATGTTTGCTTATCTTCCTTTACCTCTTCTAAATCCTCATATGCCTTAATTAACTCATCGCGTTCTTTTGCAGTCACCTTTTGAGGTTCACCTGCATAGAAAAAGCGCCCTTCACCAATATGAAGAACGCCCGTAGGGTTTTTGTATTGAATTAATGCCATATTAACTATTCCTCCTTGCTTTATAGTTTAGAACCTGTCATCCATGCAACTGCATCCACTTCACGAATTACGCAATCAAGGTAAGCGAATAAGATGTGGTAAGTTGCATCTTTAGCAGCAGCAGTAGCGCCTTGAGCAGTACGGTTATAACGTAAGTCACGAGTAAATACAGGTTTTAAGTTCTCGCGCGGAGTTAACATTGCGAATCCTGACTGCATTTCTTGTACGATTTCAACATCGTAACCTGCCAATTTAGAAACTTTACCATCAACTAATACCGCGTCACCTAAATTAGTTTGACGAGTAGTTAATAGGGACATTAACTTATCATGCGTTTTTTGTGTAATAAACCAAGCAATATCGTTACGAGTTTTAAACTTATCAGGTAAAACTGCTACATGGTCAACAAACGCTTGAATTGTTACATCGTTTGCAGCTAGATCAGTTTTATTTGTAGATACTTTAGCTTTTTTAACAAACCCATCGATAATTTTAACGAATGGATCCGCAGAAGATGAATCGCCATTAAAGATTAAGTCCTGTAAGTCAACTGCAAACTGGTCTTGAATCATACTAACAATTACATCTTCAACATTTTGACCACGTGCTGCTAATGCATACCAAACATCATCATTTTGAATCCATTCATCCCACTTAACCTTCTTAACAGCATAAGGAATTTGTCCTGGAGCAATAGAACCTACACCAGTTGGAGTATCAGTTTTAGATGCTTCACGTAATTTTCGTTTGCCAACACTTAATGTATCAATGTTACCTGCTGGAGCTTTCTTGTAGTATGGTTGTAATTTAGGTAATACCGATGCTTTGTTGATTGTGTCACGTAAAAACGCTTCAGCTGCTGCTTGTGGTAATGGTACATTGACATCTTTTAATACTAATTCTGTAGATCCACCTGCAATAATTTGTCCGTTATTCATATATGTGATTCCTCCTTAGTTTCCAAAATGCTGTGCATAACCGCCAGCAGATTTCGTTACTGTTTGCGCGCCATCAGTATCTTGTTGGTTGCTGATACCTTGAGACTTTTTAATTTCTTCTAACTCCTTTAGAATCGGAGCAGTAGCAGCTTCAACAGCTTTTGCAACTGCAAGTTCCTCAGGTGTTTTTTCTGGTTCGATATTTAAATGCTTCTTAACTGTTTCTAGCTCCTTTTTAATAGGTGCTACAACATCTTCTAGTGCTTTCGCTAATTGTTCTTGATTCATATTATCTTCCTCACTTCCTGCGCCTTCCGGTTGCGGTGTGACGCGTGTTTTTAGATTTGTTAATGACTCAATAGCGGTATCAATATCTGCCATATTCGGAGCACTGATTTTCTTACCCGCTTTTTCTACTTCTTCAGCAAGAGATACAACAGGCTTGTTTTCCCATGCTTTCACAACTGTTTCTGTACCCTTCAGCTCATTGATAATTTCAACGAATTCGAGTGCAGCTGCTTCAATACGATCTAAGTCGATAGCATCGGCAGTAGGAGCATTCCAAAGAGATTGATAGAAAGTATCTTCTAAAGCAGAGAAGGAGGCGTTAACGTCACGGCGGTGTTTATTTTGGTTAAATTTATCTCTAACCTCGCCTTTCGTAACTTTTTCTCCACCAAAAAAGCCCTTCATCAATTGGAAGAAGGACTTCATTTGTTTCTCTTCAGTTTTCGTTACTTCTTCCTCAATCACTTCTGTCTCAGCGACTCCTGCAAGGGAATAGCCTGTAAAGTCTCCTTTTTGAATTGATTCCCATATTTCTTCGGTCGCTTTTGTAACGAGTACCCATGATCCTTTGATAATAGTCTCGCCATTCACTTCCATATCAGTAGGAGCAATATAACTTTCAACTACTTCTCCTGCTCCTGCGTTAAAGTCATGTTGGGTATCGATGTTACGGTATTTCAAGATAAAATTATGAGCAGATTTTTCGATATCTGACGCTTCCATAAAATCTCCATGACTATCATGAGTTTCTGGATTATCGGCGCTACCTGGCTCATATACAACTCCATACACAAGCTTTTGTTCTTCATCTTCACCTTTTATAATTTTCACTTCTTTTACGAAGTTAGGCTTATCATCACTTTTTGTTAAGAAGAATTTCTTCTTATTTGCTCCTTTATCCACGATGGATACGTAGCTTACATCTACGTTTTTCAGTTTTCTTGGCATTTACTCACCTCCTTTCAAAAGGATACTTATTTGATTTAGTGTTAACTTATTGATTTCTTGTAAATTCCATCCTGACTTCAGTAAAAGATAAGTTAATTCGTTCAAACTATCACTCCTTATTAAACTAAAAAAGACACCAGTTAAGATGTCTTTTGTTCATTAAGTAGATTTATTATCTTTTTAATACATTTCTCTATATCATCATTGATTTCGTTTTCCCAAAACCGTAATATCTTCCAACCTTTTTTATGGACGTCTTTGTTTTTTCTAGCATCTTTTTCTTTTTGTTTGGGAAGGTTATGCCAATATACTCCGTCGCACTCAATAATAATATTATGACTCGGTATACCAAAGTCACAAATCCATCTTCCTAGTTTGAATTGTGGTTCAAAAGGAATATTCGCATCCTTCATTGCAGTTTCTAACTTAATTTCTATAGAACTCCTTTTACCGCCTATCATCTTTTGTGTATACGCCCCAACACATTGTGCCGAACATAACTTTCCCCACCCCATTTTGATATTAGCTGGTTTGGTGTGAAATTCAGTTCCACAAATTAAGCATTCTCGTTTAACTTGACTATATAAAGGATGTCTTTCTCCGGTTCTATTCTTTATAAATATTAAAGAGCATTCTTTTGAGCAATAATTATATACATCTCTGTCTCTGTAACTAACAACAAATTCTTTTTTACAATTTCTACACGTCTTTTTGACATCATCATGCTTATTCCAAGCTGCTTTTTTAATTTCTCCAGAATGTATCTTTTCATAATACTTTTGTCTGTTCTTTGAAGCCTTCTCTGTATGAAAATGTCTCCATGATTCATTTTGATCAGCTGATAATTTACCAAAACACTCCCTAGAACAAAATCTACCTTGTCCCTTCTTAACTCTTGAAGCGAACGTAGTAAATTCTTTTCCGCAAAGTTCACATTTCAATTTTAAACTTTTCGGATTTTTACTATTTCTAAATTTAATAGCACAACTTTTGCTGCAACAATTACCGGATTCTTTGTTTTTTGATTTGATAATTTCCATACTTTTGTTGCACCACGCACAATTACACTCAACTCTTTGTTTTTGATATTCAGAAACTTTTTTAATAGCACAAACTGGGCACCTCGTTCCTTTTAGAAAAGCTCCTGCATTAGGTTCCCACTCATTACCGCAGATATTATGTTTCATTTTTATTTTCGATCTCTTGTTTATATATTCCCCTAAAACGGTGTATTCGTCTCCAACTGCTTCAAAAATCAAAGATACGTATTCTTCATGCGTTCTTCTCAAAAATAAACACCACCTAGTTATATAACTTATATAACTATTATATATGATTAAATTTTTATTGTCTATATAGGTTATATAACTTATAATACTCAAAAGAGGTGATATTATGGCTATTGATAAAACAAAGAATACCCAAGTTTTAGTTACATTCCCTAACGAAATGCTAAAAGATATAGATGAATACTGGCATGATAATAGGTTTAAAAATAGAAATGAAGCAATTAGAGAGTTGATTAGAATCGCTTTAAGTCAAAAAGAGACACAAAAATAAGAAGTGTCTCTTTTTTATTTCTGTTCTGCTAAAACTTCTTCTCGTATCTTTTCTTTTTCTTCTTCGGAAAGTCCTAGTATCTTATTATCAACCGCAGGAGACATTACACATTTGCAAAAAATTCTTTCCTTTCCACTTAATGAACTATCACGCGGAAACATACATTTTTCACCGGAACCTGGTAGAACGAAAGGTTCTTCAACTGGAACAACAGTACCATCGTATTCAACATGATTCTCACGAGGATCATTATTTTTCGCACCACTGTGTCTCCACTTTTTCCCTGTAACAGCGGGACTCTGCAAATATGACTCAAACTGACTTGCCGAACAACTTGCAAGCACTTCAGTGGCAGCGGTTTTTCTCGCTCTTTTACGGTCGAATTCCGGAAGCTTCGCAAGTTCTCTCGCGATTTCCTTAATACCTTTTCCCTTCTCTAACCCATCGTTTAGGATGCGCTCTACTGCTTTATGTGAGTTAATCTTCATGATCTTACCTAATTCATCAGACCAACTATCAATCCACTTTGTAGTGCGTTTTGAGAAGATATTAAATTGAATATCCGGGTCAATCGCATCCATGAAAGCTTTCGTCATATCCTTCATTGTGTAATCAAGGAACTTCCTTGCTGCTTTACTCAAGCTTTTAGCAAAGGTATCAGCTCCGAATAGGCTACCAGTAACAAAGTCGATAATATCCTTTATCTTAATACCCTTCTCTACAGCATCCTTTTTCGTATAGTTTTTAATTCCATCGATAAAGTATTTCTTCTGCTTACGAAGCAATTTAGCAATTTCTTTTTCAAACTCCTCGACGTATCCTGGTAACATGTCCAGTACTTCTAGGTCAGCAGGTAATGAAGCAGTAAAATCATCAGCATCAGCTTTTTCAAGCCACTCATTTAATGAATCCAGTAACTTATCAATCTTCTGCATCTTGCATCGACTCCAGTAAGTCACGTAGGTCTTTCATTACATTGACTAAATCCTCGTTTGAATTATTGTCAGCTGATTTTTGTAACTTCTCATTTAACCCTTTCTCCCAACCGCTTACCTTACGATGTCTTTCTAAGACTAAAGCAACAGGCTCATTCGCTTCTGGCATATCGTAATCTGTGAACTCTTTATTTAGCATATTACCAGCGATATTACGTACATCTTGGAAAGTCAAACCGCCCTTATCGGAAAGTACCTCAATAGTTTTAACCATATCCTCAGTGTTACTGATCTCTGACTTACGCAAGTTCACATATACATGTTTTAATCCGTATGGGAGCAGAAGAACGTTATTAATGATGAACTCTAAGTTGTTACGCTCAGGTTCAAACACCTGCTCCTCTGTAATTTCTCGTACAGATTCAGCAGTTGCTCTGTTAAAGTCACGAATATAGCCAACATACACATCAGGCAAACGGAATGCTGATTGTACCTTTTGGCGTGACTTCTCATCATATTCAAGGAATAAAGCATCATTTTGCAGGATATCAGCTAGTGATTTCAATTCAATGTCAACCTTAGGCTGCGTATCGCCTACAACACCTTCTTCAGCGCTTTCTACTTGTAACAAAAGATATTTATGTTGATTGTCCTCACCTTCAACATTCGAAACGTAATCAGTTATGGCTGCTTCACTTTCTTCTGATAAAATCCCGTTTTTCAATAAGATAGCCATCGGAATATGTCTACCCTGTTTAAAATAGCGAAGATTTAATTCCTCCGCTTTCCTAGCGCCAACCATATGAACCACATGTGACACCCACCGAGGAATTCCATAAGGGCCATTACCAATCTTCAGTTGTATTACTTCAGTTGCGTTTTTGTCGCCAAATGTAGTAGTGCCAAACTCGCCAGTTTCCTTATTCAAAAAACGTGGATCTCCATATTCCTTAAAGTAAGTATCAATCGTTCCGACCTGTTGAACATATCGTCTAAATAACTTTTTTCGCTTAACTTCTTTTCCGTTAATTATATAAGTAACATCTTGAGGCTTATCGTCCTTACGCGTTACCCTCATGTACTGCGGTAACATATTTACTAATTCAGCAGGTTTCCCCTCTAAATTACGAATAACTTCTATATAACCATTGCCAGTCGTCTCTTTATCATCAATAGCAGTTTCAAGAATCTCTTTGAATGGCTTGTCGAAACTAAATAAAGGTATGATTTCCGTATCAACTAGTGTCCACTCTGCCTTCATCTCAGGAGTTTCCTTGTCATCCTCTTGTTTATACTTCATTTCATGACCAAACCCAGCTATATTACGCTTGTAAGCATCAATACATTGACCAAGAATCGTACTATTTTCTCTGATTTGCTGCAGGTCTTCTATTCTATAAGGTGGTTCAATGATGTCATTTACAGCATACTTTTCATCTTCACTCTCTTGCTGACGTGATAATACTTGAGTACTTGTCCCTGCTGCTTTAATTACCTTTGCACTAACTTTCCTTTTATTCGTCATTAAGCTGTTTCACCTCGTTTCTTTTTCTTCTTTTTACGTAATCCAAATATGATCGTGTTAATGAAGTATCTCGTTTCATCCATGTGGTGGTCATTCTCTTTTAGTGGTTTATCCTCACCACGTTGAATTGCTTTTTCATCCCATATATAAGAGGCAAACTCTTTAAACGTTTCAACACAGCAATCATTAAATAATGCTCTGCCTGTATTTAGTGCTATACCAACGTTACCAATTCCCTCTTTTACGTTGTTACGCGCCTTATACACTTTCCTCTTGTTACGCATTAATACTGCGATAAATGAAGCGGCGGAAGGGTCAACAACAGTTCCTTTAATCGACAAATCACCAACAAACTCTTCATAGTCTTCGTAGTATTCTTGGTCTGTTTTCTGCTTCTCTGTATCACGGCCACTATAATGGTACTCTTTGATTTTGTACCACACTTCTTTGTCGTCTTCTTCAATACATTTGCCCCATAACCCATATGCCATAGCATTTTGTGTACCATAGTCACAGGATACATAGTATTCAACGTAATTACGATCAACAGAAGCGACTTTGTGTATTTTCTCATCAAACATATCAAAAATAAGTCCAGAAGCAGCTGCCCATTCACCCTTGATATACCTACGATAGAATACGCCACTATACATACGGTGATATCTTCTTTTCGTCTTCTCGTCTAATGACAAATTATCATCCATAGAAAATTTTAGGTGCAGTAGGTTCTTTTCTTTCTTTTGATCCAGCCACTTCTCTTTAAACCAGTGGTACGGTCCTGCCGGGTTACAGTTAAACCACATTTTCGAACCAGTTACAGACAAACGGCCTGTTGCTTGGTTAACAAAACTTTGTACCATAAGTGCCACTTCATCAAAAAACATCCCAGCGGCAGTAATTCCTTGGATCAAATCCTGAGAGCTCTCATCTTTACCACCAAAGATATAAAAGAAGTTTGTTACTCCATCTTTAGTAATGGTAAGCATATTCTCACTTCTATGATCTTTAACCTTATACCCACGAGACTTCAGCATCTTTTTAAGTGGCGTTATAACGTTACGACGGTGCGAACCAATCGTTTTACCACACATACCAAAGTTCTCACCTTCAAATGATTCCATTGCCCACATAACGTAAGAAAGAGCCATCGATACAGTTTTACCCGCACGAATGGAACCATCACAAATAATCCCGTCATAATCTTTAACGGGACTGTTAGGCTGCCACCATGTTAATACTCGAATTTGCTTTTTTGAAAATGGTTTGAATTTAAACGGGGCAGGTTTCTTCTTTCGTTTGGAAACATTAACAACAAAGTTTTGTGATTTAGACTTTTTCTTACTCTTCGGAATCACCGTCATAGTCATCCCACGCTTCCTCGACTTTTCCTTTTAATGCATCCATGAAACCATCGTCTTCGTATTCTTCGCCATCTTCACCCTTAATACGAGCAGTATCAGCTTTAATCTTATCAACTTGAGCTTTCTGTACTTCCATCTGCATTTTGTGACGTTCCTCTTCGATTTGACGTTTAAAGTTATCAGGAACTAAATCGAAGTACTGTGCTAATTTATCCAATGCCTTCATCTTGTCAGCAAGCTTAACTGATATTCCGTCACGCCCTTGTTTAACCTCAGTTATAATAGAGCCGTCAACCATATCAGCCTCATACAAGTCTACAAAGTTAACTAACCTCGTCACCTCATTGCCATCATCATCCTGAAACGTAATCTCTCTCTGACCAAAATTAAGGTAATTGGTAATATCAGCAAACGCGATCTTAATGTACTCTTTCAACACATCCATCGCTTCTACAAATACATTTTCAACTAACTCGCCTTTAAGTTCTTTTATATAGGAAGAAACTCGTTCACGCCTTAGCAATCGACTAGCCTGCACATGAGCGCTTTCTTTCGTATATCCACTTTTAAGTGCTGCCTGAGTTCCATTAAAATACTTTACATAGTACAAGCAGAAAAGACGCTCTTTCTCACTAAGTTCTTCGTCTTCCAAAATCGCTTTCAATTTCTTCTTAGTTTTAGGGTTTTCCACTTTGGTAATTACCTTTTTACCAGTGGTAATATTACCGGTAATATTTTCATCCCATTTATCTTTGGATTTCCACTTTCTAACAAGAGAAATACTCTTTCCTAACTCTTCTGCGATCTCCTCAATAGGGATTTCGCCCTTTGAATCTTTGTACATCTCAAATGCTTTATCTCTTTCTACGCTTCGTCTACTCACGTCATATCACCCACCACCTTCTATATAATAGGAAGTAATTTGTCTAACTCCTCCTTGTGGTAATCCCTTTTATAAATTTACTTACGAGTACCATCTACTGAACTCTATATTGAATACTTCCAACGCCCTACCAGCTAAATAAACAGGATTTTCAACTCCACTTGTAATTCCTACAAGAACATCACGCAAAAGTTTATCTTGCTCAACGTGGGCTTTTTCACTGTCACACCATTCTGCATTTGCTATGCTACGAATATAATCTAACCGTTCATTTAACTGTTGTTTCGTTCTAATTGGTTTAGCCATTCCATCACTCCTTTATATAAAATAAAAAAGCAGCGGATTCGCTACTTTAAGTTCTACATAATCCCTTTTTCTTTTGCTCTCTCATAAAGAACCGTACGACTCACGCCAGTAACTTCACATATCTTCTTAACTGTGTAGCCATTCTCTTCACGATTAGCAAGTAATTCTAAAGCATGCTCCATTTTAGGGTTTTTATCACCGTATTTTTTTGGTCTTCCCTTATATACGCCACGTTGTTTAGCAAGGTCTATTCCTTCTCGTTGACGCATCTTAAGTAAATCCCTTTCTAACTGGTTAACACCAGCCATTACAGTGAGCAGGAAAGTACTGTATGGATTATCACTCGTAGTATCAAGCCATGTATCTTTTATTGATTTAATCGAAGCGCCTTTACTCTTAATCACTTCGATCAGCTCAAATAAATCCTTTGTACTACGGCTAATGCGAGTTAAATCAGTAACGACAATCGTGTCACCTTCTTTTAAATTTTCGAGCATCAATTGTAATTCTTCTCTGTTTGTTGTCGCTCCGCTTGTTTTCTCTTCATACACATGATCACATCCATAATCATTTAGCTGCTTCAATTGCCTCGCTAAATTTTGTTCTTGTGTAGAAACACGAGCATAACCAATTATCATAATATCTTCCCCTTTGTCCGTTAACGTGTTCGGAAATTATTCTTAAGTACATAATACCATTTATTTTCCGTACATGTAAACAGGACGTTGCGAAGTATGATAAATTCGTTTACTCTTTTATGTCCGTATAGGGTAGACCTAATTAGGACATAAAACTATCTCTATTTTCGTTCGTTGTGTTCGTTTGTTTTGTTAGACTCAGTAAGTTCATCTATGATGTCATCAAACACTTCTGTTCTATCAAATTCTCCCCACTCACTACCACTGTGAATTTCATCACCACAGTTACCGCAAATGAGTTCATACTCGTATCCATCACACCCACACGATGCTCCACACGTTGTATTCGTATAATCAATATCATCCTCGGTATTAAGATGACCGCATCCCTTACACTTGATGGTCTTTTCGGTTAGATATTTAGCTATCACTTCAGCTAACACACCATGACAAGTTGCGCCATCCTTATTCTGACTAATAATAATCGTGTCTTTCCCATCTTTACAAACAGATATCCCGTTCTTATCAAACTTAATTGTTCCAGAGATAATGCCCATTCCCCTCACCCCTTATCTTTCCTTAACAACAAACAAGACGCCCACCAGATCACGGCAGCGCCTACGATAATTGCTATTGGTTTAATCATTGTGCTTTTCTAATAAACCTAACTTACTCTGTATACTTAGGAACGAATATCCATGAGTAAATCCTACAATACTAATTCCTTGAGCGAATTTATGCGCTAAGTTCCCATCATACGTTTTCTTATAATACTCTAATTTAGACATGATATTATAATGAGGATTAATTATCACTTCATTTTCATCATGCCCTTCCATTTGTATAACCACTGCTACAAACTCAGAGCCTTCTTTATTTGCTTCATTAAAACACTCTTCTAATCCTTCTAATGTTAATTCCATCATTCATCCTCCTACTCAAATGTCTATTTTGTTCATATTCACGTTTAATGTGTAATTTCTATATAACAAAGAAAAAAGCACCCGTTATGGATGCCTAATTGGTAAATCGTTTATTACTGTCTATAGGTGTAATCCCTGAATACCCATTCCCTAAATCAGTAATAACCATATTGTCTCTAAGGTCGATTGAGTTATTTATTTTAAGTCGTTCTAAAAACGATTGTTTTTGATGTGGATTTGCTAAGTATCTTCTTGATAGTCTTATATCCTTTTTATGCACATTATCTCCTCCTTCGTTATACAAAATAAAAAGCCATCACCGAAGTGACAGCTTTCAAGGGGATGGGAGAAAAGAGAGAAAACAAATGGCAATAAGTATCTCTTCATTTAAGGCTGAGTACTCTCAACCTTCTCCAAGCCACCGCATCATGTAATGTTTTAGCTCTTATTAGCTACGCGCTTTACGTTCGGTGGCTGGGAGAAGAGCAAGAATACGCTCTTTATAATCTTTAGCTGATATCAACAGCTTCTCACGGGGCTAGCCTTATAGACGTTTCACCATGGTTTGTATTGAATCTATAAGCACGTGTGCTAAGCCCGTGAGAAACAGTCGAAACCATTTCTCGTTTTAAGTCCGTGGACCCGAGAGCTATGGTGTAACTCTCTTATAAAGGTTTTTTAATTTTTATCCAGAGGGAATATGTTCATTCCGTCCCCCTGTTTGAACCAACACATAGAACTGAGGGGAATGTTTCCGCTGTATTGGCTCAAACAAAGAGCGGAAGCTCTCTGCTCGTTTTGTTGTTTAAAAGAAGAACCTTGACTTACATTAGTAATTGTCGTGAGCAACTCCTGATAAATCAATTGAAACTTCTTTTATAACATGTAATTCATTTAATCTAACAGACCAATATCCCAATTTGTAAAAAGATCCAGTTTTAACATTGAAAACAAGAAATCACATAGTAGATGTGTTTTTACTACCTATGAGCCTACAAACGAAAGGCGGTACGCTTATACACTCGATGAGAAGTAAAACAGCATGACGAATGCGGTCTATCTCACACCCGCCACACTGGAATATGTCATTGTAATACATTCATTGGTCTTTTCGTCTTAATGCGGGTTCGTGCCGCCTTGCCCGCCCTACTATGCGGTATACGTTACCGTGACATTCTCGCATAAGAACGTTTCACTTATAGGTGTACTAATCCTCTTCGATATGCGGTTGTCAAAGGGCTGTCCAAAGCTCGTTAATGAGCTTGTAAGATAATGATAATTCGAAAACCGCATTCATTTGTTCCTCACTTTCTTCCGTATTTGTTCCCATTTTGTTCCCGATTTTTTTACTTAAATCATACGTAATGCTGTCGCAATTGCCATAATCGCACTTTTCTTTTGATAATAATACCACTTATGCTCTAACATCATTTGAGCCTTAATTAATGTGTCATTCATTACCCCGCCTTTTAAATACTTCCGTTCGATAATCTCTCTTTGTTCAAGATCTAATGAGTGGTCTAGTGCTCTTTTAATCTGTAAGTACTTATAATCATTCAATTTCCTTGTATCACGTAATTCAGGGAATAACTGAATACTTTCCCTCTCGCACTCAGTTTGATTCTCCATACGTACAGCTAGAGCTTTATAGTCACGTAACACCTTTACTACTGCTTTTTGAATTAACTTATACTCCTTATCATCGATTTCTGGAAAGAATGCTAATTGCTCCATCTTTAATCCCCCTATTTCGAATTTGTCTTTTTAACATCACATAAGGTACGTGAAATTTTACTATCTCATTGTTGAATAAGGGAACATCACGCATTAACATAGCCCCCACCACACTATTGCGCATTGTTCCGTTATCCATTAAGCTGTTGTTCTCTGTAAAGCTGCCGTTCTCTTACCCTCGTCATGGATAGCCCAACCTTCTTCTAAATGTTGCATTAACTCATGATACTTAAATACATCGAATATCCAAACATACTGATTGCTCCCGAATCCTGGTTCCTTCATATACAACATATATTCTCTTGTACCCTTGTATCTTGGAATCATCTATTCAGCCCCTTTATGATCTTGTCCATTCACCTAACTTCTTGTCCCATATCACAACGATTAACTCCTGTTTGTGTAAGTACTCCCATAACTTCTTGCGTAAAGGAAACCCTTCATTGATAGCTCGTTTGCTTCCTTTGACATCCACAACTTCTACACGCCCATCTGAGTGCGTTACTTTAAAGTCTGGTGTAAACCTCATAGCAGACTTTTTCGACTTCCCTGACTTCGTTATGCTGCTCTTAATCTCAAAAGATGGTATAAGAGTGAAAGAGGGATGACACTCTATGTGACTGACATCATCCCTGCTTTTTAAGTGCTTGTAATAGTTCATCTCTGACTGAGAATCAAAATTTATTCCGTCATAGGTCACTTTCTTCTGTTTGATCCGTGGTGCGTTCTTTTTCTTGGTTGTTGCCTTTCTCTTTCTAATCAACTAGCAACCTCACCTTCTATTCCATTTGCCCTTTGCACTCTTCAAGAAAATCAATAACTTCCTGAACATGCTCCCTTGTTGTCATACTCTCGATCACGTATCCTGCATCGTCATAAACATTAACCTTATCCCCTGTGAACTCCATTCCACACATTCCATCTGCGCCTAATAGCTTTACGTTACCTTCCATTCTTTTAACCTCGCTTTCTATTAAAAGGATTATTTTGTTCAGTTTTGATTCCCACACCAACAATCATCTTCAACTTTGTTGCATAATGGGCAAACTTCGACTTCCATTACCGTATAATCACTTAATGAATTCTCTTCGATGTACTTCTCGGCACTTTCTTTTGTAAGCGCAAATTTAGTTTCCTCCAAGTATGGTGTCTCATCATTTATGTCTGTTGGATCATAAAATATATCTTCTTTGTATTTATGAGCTAGTACGTAATATGTTATTGACATTTTTCTCTTCCTCCCCTGAATAAAACTCAATATTCCGTCAATACTGTAGACACATGGTTATCTTTCTCCGTTTTCCTTACATGAGCAGTTAGCTTTTGCTAGCTGCTCTTTTATTTTGTTTTTACCCATTCTCCATAATGCAGTTCCCAACCCTGATCACGTAAATCAAATAACTTACTCTCTATTTCAAATGTTTTTCTTTCTTTATGTTCTTCAAGTTCTTGAATTTCTTTTTGCAATCCATTTATTCGATTCTGATACCCTTTCCTAACTTCAATATCAGTCTTCACATAATGCTTATAAGCTTCGATTCTTTCATCTGGCCACATATCCATTCCCCTTTTCTACAAAATGAAATTTTTATACTAATTTCTTTGCTATTTCATAAATAACAGGGACACTTACCGAATTTCCCGATTGTTTATAAAGCTGAGAATCCGAATTTACTTCTTGGGCCTTATGAAATGCTGAATCCGGAAATCCCTGCAATCTCCAACATTCTTTTGGCGTTAATCTGCGAATCCTATACGGCTTTTCTCCTACTACATATTGTCCGGCCTTATCGTTTAAACTCCCTCCACTAGCCATTAATGTTCTTGCAACTCCGCTTGGATCGTAAACCCTACGTGAGAAATCGTTATATCCTTTTACATCTAGCATTCCAACTAATTTACATTCATTAGATTCGTTAACTCTTATCTTAGGTTGTCGCAATCCACCCTGCATTGTATCTAAACAAGGCGATATACTGTCTTGGCTATATACGCGATACACCATTTTATCTATACCGTGGATCAAACCTTCTACTTCAATACTAGTGTCTTTGTAAGTTCCTCCGATAGGAAATACTTCTCGTCCACCTGATCCTCTAAGATGTCCGATAATGAACACCCTTTCTCTATTTTGCGGGACTCCGAAATCTTTTGAGTTGAGTACTGACCACTCCGTATCGTAGCCGATGGTTTCAAGTGTTTTAAGAATAATACTAAAGGTTCCGACATAGTACATACCTCCCTTGTAATTCATCAAATTGGACAATACCTTTTTCCATAAGTTTGTCGATGACTTCCATTGTTTGATAATGAATAGTAGTATGCTCATTTCTTGTGCATACATAGAGATTTTCTGGTCTATCATCAGTTTTTCTTCCATTAATGTGGTGAACAACTTCATCGGATCGTAATTTCCTTCCGATTTTCTGTTCTGCGACAACCCTGCATCTGCGCTCATATTTACCATTTTTTCTAACATGGATGTATCCATTGTTTTCATATTCTCTATGAAATACGATAGGTTTTGATTTGAATCCCATTCTTTTCCGTTGAATTCTGACAGCGGAGTCGCTTCTTCTTGGCAGCCTTTGTACTTTTTCATAGTCAGTAAGATTTGGGTCGCTAAGAATATCAATCTCCTCTTTAGCCCACGATCTACTGTACTTTCCGTTTTTTCGTAAACTAATCCCCAATTTTTCCTTAATGATGTATCTAACTTGAGCTTCTTTAAGTCCGAGTCTATTTGCAATTTCTCCGACAGGTAATGTGTTAAGTTGTCTGCTAATATAGTCCAGTTGCTGATTGGTGAATATTTTTCTTCCCATAATGTATCACCTCTTACTTCTTCCGAAATGATTTCTAGAAATGCATTAAATGGTATCTCCGATTTATGATTAATTAAGCCTTTAACATTTTCTAAAAATAGCATTTTAGGTTGAATTATCTTTGCAAATCTCGCAATATCAAAGAACAAAGTTCCTCGAGTGTCTTCAAATCCTTGCTGCTTTCCGGCGGTGCTGAAGGCTTGGCATGGGAATCCACCACATATAACGTCGACTTTTCCTCTAAGTAATCGAAGATCGTCGTTTGTAACAGTTGTAATGTCATTTGCCGTCCATTCTCCTTTCACGTTATGAATTGCTTCGTATGATTTTCTAGCGAACTTGTCTATTTCGACATATCCCAGGCACTTATGACCTGCCTGTTCCATGCCCAATCTGAACCCTCCCACGCCTGGCAAATAAGTCTATAAAAGTAAGACTCATATCACCACCTCACTTTCTACTAGTTTTCAACAATTTCGTAATCATAAGCGATTTGTTCTTTTACATATTGTTCGACTTCTCGATCAACCTTTTCGGGATCGTTTATTTCAATTTCTTCTGACGTAGTAACACCAAATGCATTCATAGTTACAACAACTTTCATTTCACCTACCGCCTTTTCTAATAAAATAGCGTTTTTGTTTAGTTTTATCTCCCGTTCCTGATTTCGTTTAACTGGTAATCCTCTTCTTCCTTTCTCTTCATCATTTCATTATTTATTTTCTCTAGCGTGTTAATGTACGACCTCGCCGAACTATACCAATGATTATCAACTGCTTCTTTAACTTCATATAAGAGATTTGCTCTTTCATTTAAAAGTTGTTCATTAGTCCAATTCTCCATCTCTCATTCCCCTTTTCGATTAAAATAACGCTTTTGTTTAGTTAAAAACAAACCATCCTATAACGACTCCTATTCCAATCAAACCGATTGAACCGATGAATACGGCCCACTTAATCATTTTTCCTAAGCCTTCAAAATCAGCACTACTATACATATAATCACTCCCCATTTGGTCTTACTTTACTCCTGTAGATCCGAACCCGCCAATGCCTCTCTCACTATCTGATAGTATGTCCACCTCAACAAAATGGGCTGTTACCACTGGCGCTATGACGCCTTGAGCGATACGTTCGCCTTTACTAATTTTGATAACCTCATATTTCACTGGCTTTGTAATAGCAAAATCGTTATCTCCTGCTAAAATACCTGCATTAAACCTTGGCATAGATGCGTATTCAACCATTGAAACGTTATCTGCAATTACTCCAACTTCTCCCCTATATCCACTATCGATAGTGCCTAACACTACTCTAAGTTTTGTTTTACGTGACATTCCACTACGTGGTCGTATTTGCATTTCATATCCTGGTGGTAATTCAAATGCCAAACCAGTTGGAATTACTTTTGTTTCCCCTGGTTCAATGATTGTATCTTCCGCTGCGACAAGATCGAATCCAGCATCTCCAGGCTTCGCATACTTAGGTAACTCCACATCTTTCAATCTCTTAATCTTCACTCTTAAATTCATTCCGTTCCACTCCTTATAGGCAATTTAATAATATTTCTCTACGTTCTTCTAATTCTTTAATTTTATTTTCAGTTTTCTCAACTTCGATTTTAGCCATCACAAGATGATATTTATATTTGTTTATTTCATCTTGATTCGTTATGATTTCACTTTTAACTTGTACGATGGTTTCTTTCTTCACACGATCCCTCCTACAGTCCTAATATGTTCATGATCTTCCCTTCGTGAAATCCATGTATGATATTTCCGTCCTCCATCAAGAAAGCAGGTAGTGTCATTAACCCTTGTTGCTCTATATGATGCTGGTTTTCTTCTAACTCAACGTTGATTTCTTCAATTTCCACATCAACTGGACAATGTGCCAGCATGAATTTTGCTCTTTTGCAATCTCCACAATCATTTTTCGTAAACATAGTGATCTTAGTTGCCATTCTCTTCATTCCCCTTCGCTTCTGCTAGTAATTGAGTGATTTCGTAAGTTCCGTGCTCTGTGTATTTCATTGCTCTTCCTCCTTGTATTTTGCTAACAAATTTTCTAATGCTATCGCCGTACCTTCATTCGCAAGCCATTGTCCACGATGATAACCTGCAAGTCCTAAATCATTATTGTCGTAAGCTTCATCAGCTTTTTTTCTATTTTCCACTGCCGATTGTTGTAAAAAGTCTACAAACTCTCTAATCTCTTCCTTCATTCTCTCCATCTCCTTTTAATAGTTCTTGATTTTCATAGATATTACCGATTACTTCGAAGCTTCTTTGTAAATTCCAAAATTCATAATTCTTTACTATCGGCCATCCTTTAATAATCCCATTAGGTGTGTGATAGAATGTATTACTGGTCGTTCCAAATCCTGATATATGTCTTAATACGAATCCGCAATCCATTTTTACCACAATGAAATTCTCGCCTTTTGCATGCTTTTCTGGCATTGCGTATGGTTTTAAATAAGGAACTCCGCTCCATCCGCCACAATTTAAAATGTCACCCTCGTAAATTTCGTTTCCGTTATGATCTCTCAACGATGTATGCTGCATGTATTTAAGATGATGCAGTGTTCTGAATTCCTCTTCGTCTTCTGTAATGTCCGTTGCAACAATTCCATTAGATTCGAAATGGAAAACTACATCCTCTTCCTCACCTAAGTAATACATTCTGTCCTTCACGTTATCCCATGCTCTATACTGATTCATTCTCTCCATCTCCTTTGATTAATTCGAATAACTCTTTTTCATCCATTTCATAAAGCTGACGTCCAGTATTTTCTTCCTTGTAAATTCCTTTATGCAGTAGTACTTCTATGTAAATTCGTTTTTTGTTCACGATTGAAATACCTCTTGCTTTTCACCACTGGAATTGTCATTGCGTCTTCTTTGCTCCACCCTTTATGGACCCGCTGGTAATACGTGTTTTCGCTTATTCCATTTTTAATTGCTATAGCTGCGTTACTGCTTCTTTCAATTGACTTTTTCGTCGCTGCTTCCATTGGATCGCACTCTAAATCCATAACTCTTTTATAAAATGTTTGATAAGTAATCCCGTTGCTTTTAGCGATTTTTAATTCTTTCTTATATTCATTAGAAAACCTCTTATACTTTAATGGTTGCGTCGCCGCTTCGTAGGGCGTCATTCCTCTTCTGAGACGAGAGTAAAAGGCTTCACTTCCAATACCATTGTCTAATGCAATCTGAAACTCTACGCTGTATTTGTTGCACTTAACAGCAGCTTCATGAGGATCCATTCCATCTTTTATTCTTCTTTTATAAGCGGCATAACTAATACCGTTTAATTCAGCTAACAACATTAAAGCGCGATCTGTTTTTTTATTTTTAGTATTATGAAGAGGTTTTGTAATAGCTTTTTCTATTGACCAACCATATTCGTTTACACGTTGATATACATTTTTCTTTGAAATACCGTTTCTATTTGCGATTAAATACTGTTCATCTGTGATGTATATTGTCATTTCAGGTTTCCTCCTTATCTTTCATTGAGCAACGTCTTCCTCTATTAATTGGTTGGGTTGTTGCTGCCTTTTCTATATCCCAACCATGAATATTCACTCTCGACATAAAAGTTGAGTAACCAATACCGTTCTGTTTTGCGATATCTATCCAACGCCTTTTCTCAGCTTTGGCTTCGTTGATTGGCTTTGTTGCTGATTCTTCATAACCCCAACCAAGAATTCTTATTCTGCTATAAAATGTACTAGCGTTTATTCCGTTTTCTTGCGCTTTTTTAAGCCACTTCTCATATTTCCCTTTGTAATTATGCCGAACCGTTCCAGGCGGAGCGGTTAACGCTTCTTCTAATTCCCATTTATCCGATCTATAGAGACGATAGTATAGCGCTCTTGTGTTTATTCCGTTCGCTTTTGCCCTTGCTCGTTCCTCATCAGTTAACCACCGATCTAAAGCCATTCTCTCCCTCCTAATCTAGTGCTAAAAATTCAGCCCTTGTACGATTTGAATGTTTTATCTCAATCTTCTGAATACCCTTACCATGCTCTTCTATTGCCTCATTCCAAGCTTCGCTTTCGGTATCAGCATCAAAGCAATCTAGCTTTTGCCTTTCCTGTTGATCGTAGAAATGAACCTCGTATGACGTTATGACGCTTGATTTTGTTAAGAATTGCTCTGCCGTGCTCTTTGCTTTGTAATCGAAAGTACCTACTACATCCTCCAGTGTTAGTTGTTTCATGCCCCTAACCCCATTGAACGTTTATTGATTCTTTTCTTATCACCTTGATCCATAATAAGAATCGCTATTTCCATTTCATGACGTCCCATTTCTTTAGCTATTTCAGCCAAGGATTTATTTTCTCTCCATAATTTTTTCATGTGAGTTACTTCTTTATCGCTAAAAACAAGATCATACTTTTCAAGAGGGATATATAATTTCTGTCTCTCTTTTTTCATATATTTTTTCGTTTGTTGTGCCATTGTGTAATTTTCAAGCTGTTCTGCTGTTTCGAACTTCCCCATCCCATTTTCCCTCCATTTGTAATTGATGAATCGCTCTTAGTCTCGCCATAACGGCATGACGCTTTCTATCCACTTCCTCAGGCGTTTGATTCGCCGCTTCGCAAACACATGGTCCAAACTGATACATACCCGTTCCAATATCGTTCTGAATTACTCCCGTTCCGTTACATGCACACATCTTAATTCCCCCTTAGAATCCTAAATGTTCAATGCGTTTATCTGATGTTTCCTTGAATACAATCGCTTCAGCTTTGTTTAAAATTCGGCTACCTAGCTTCTTATCATATTTTTTGAATATGTCACCGCTTGATAGATTAGTTGTTGTAATAGTGACTTTTCCTTGTCTTCCGTTCGTAACCGCATATAGTACACGTTGGATAAAGTTGCTTGCTTCGTCCGTTCTGTTCATAGATCCGCTTTCTGCACCTAAATCATCAAGTACAAGGAAATCGACGCTTGTTAGAAGATCCACACAATACTCTTCCGTATACTTAGAATCTTTGTTGTTAAATGAATCCTTGATAAGTCGCATTAATTGTTCAATCTCCACATACAAGCAACTTTTCATTTTTTGATAGAGTAGTTCGTCATTATCCTTCTCACTATCTGAAATTTCATAGAAATGGTTTCTTAATTCCTTTAGAATCGAATAAGCTAAATGACTTTTACCTGCACCTTGTACTCCTACAATAAATACGTTCTTAACCTCTCCTGCTTTTAGACTCTCTACAATGCCCTCTACGAGCTTTTTGTTTGCTCTAGTCTCTTTACATTCCGTTCTATAATTAGAAAGCGTAGCTTCAAGTATTTCCTTGTTACTAATGATGCTGTGCTTTATAAGCATGTTGAATTTCTTAGAGCGTTTGATTTTCTTGTAGTGATTGTTAGCTTGTTCTTTTAACACTCTGTCGTTTTCCTCAACAACACATCGTGGGCAGACAACTTGTCCTTTGAATTCAATCATTTGAACTGGCTTAACGAATTTTTGACCGCCTATTTCGTAAGAATGGTTCATGCATTTATCAGAATGGAAGTTCACCTTTAAATCCAGGGATCTGGCTACCCTTTGCATTGCTGTTGCCGACATAGTTTTTCGCTCCTTTTTCATTTAAGTAACCTTCAAATTTAGTCCCAAATAACGTTTCTGGTCGTAAGTACTGGTTCATATTCGAATCAGTAAGCCATTGCGCTGTTTTAATATCAATAACTTGCTTAAAATCATCTATAGTAAAGCCGTCTTTAAACCTAGCGTTGATTAAGGTTCTCGTTTTGGCTGTTTTATGTTTAAAGGATTTACTAGCTTTTTCATTAAGATAAGAAACGATATCTTCATAAGGAATTAGCGACTGATTGTCTTCTTCATTAGAAGAGGACATAGTATTATTTTGTTTATCAGTATTTGATTTATTAGTACTTAGTTCTTTAGTACTTAGTAGCGGTGGATTTTCCACTAATGGTTTGTCCACTAGTGGTTTTTCCATTTGTGGATTTTCCACTAGTGGATATTCCCCTTGTGGAACTTCATATATAATCATTTCCCATCTAGCAATCTTTCCTTTTTCGTTCTTCACAGGATATCTTTTTACATATCCATGTTCCTTTAATTCTTTTATGCCGGATTTCAGGCTATCTAATTTATCTTTTGAATGAGTAGCAACTTCTTCCATATAAAAGACCCAGTCATCAGGAAGTGAAAGGATATACGCTAATATTCCTTTAGCCTTCCAAGTTAAGCGTTCATCACGAAGCCCTGTATTATTAATTGTTGTGTAGTTTTTGTCTTTACTTACTCTAAAAGTTGCCATTTAGTTCACCTTCTTCATCCAACATTCGTAACTTACAAGGTCTTCCATTCCTGTGAATCGAATCTTATTGTTACCTCTGAATTTCCCTTCGTAATGATAAGTTTTTTCCGCTCTATAAACTTTCTTGATTGGCGTTACGTAGTCATAACCTCGTCTCTCTAAATCACGAACTGCCGTTAACATTTCTTTCGTTGACCCGCGTCTTACTGGCACTTGGAACATCACACACTCTCCCTCTCGCACACTGCGATACCATCTTTAATCTTCAATATTTTGTATCCTGGATAGCGATCGGGAGTAATGTACTCAATCGCCTTCACTTTAATTTCTTGTTCATTTTTTGCGCCCTCGCTAACCCATGAAGGGAGGACGACTTTTGATTGATTTTTATCTAACATAGGTTTTTCACTCCTTAACCCGCTTGGCTATATTGTTTTTCCCAACCCATTAGCACTTCAATTGCTTTTGATGCAATCTGCGAGCTAATCTCACTTAGGTTTTCAGTTCCGATATTCCCTTTCAATGTATCTTCAATCGTTTGTTTTTCTGTCTTTGTTAAAGCTGAAATATGCGCTATTTTTGCATGTATCATCTTCATTTGTTTCTCAGATGCTTTGCCGTTATTACCGCTTCCTTGTGGTTTGCTTGGTGTTTGCCCACTATTACCTTTAGGTTTAGGCTTGTCCTTACCATAAGTAGCACCGTTCCCATCGTCATCTTCACCTGTATTTAAGCTAAGGAACGCCGCTAGTGAATAGCGTCTCGCGTATGTGATACAACTTCCTACTGCTTGCGGATCGTTTTTAACTGGCTTCATTGTTAGTTCATCTGATTCAAGCCATTCGCCACTCTCGTGTAAGAGAAGTGTTTTTAATGTTACGTTTTGACCGTCACCACTTGGTATTTGCATGATACTTAATCCATGTTTAGAAAGGATTGGTCTAATTTCATCTATAATCGTGTCTAGCGTTGCGTAATTATTTTTAAAGAAAGGATTGTCGGCATCCTTAGCAATTTTGTTAACCTCTAAGTTGAATTTAACTAACGCTTTAGCTAATTCAGTAATTGTTTCACTTTTATTCATATTTCATTTCCCCTTTTCACTCGACATGATTCCATCTTTTTCCGCTAACAACATCCGAGATTAAAGTCCAGCTAACATTAAACTCTTTTGATATTTGCATCTTCGTAATTCCATTAGCACTCATTTTTTTAATTTGTCTAACGTCGTTGTCACTCAACTTACTTAACACATGCTCCGTACCTCTTTTACCTACCCTATGGCTCTTCCACTCTAAATTAGAAACACGATTATCTGTCTTGATTCCGTTTATATGTTTAACATGTTGCTTATTTTCTATGTTAGGAATAAACATTTGAGCTACTAATCTATGAACTTTAAAACCTTTATGTTTTCCGTTTTTAGACAAGTGCACCTGACACAAACCCTTAACAACTCGTTGTTTTAGTTCTTTCCTTTTTATTTTCCTGTTAAATATTCTTCTATTTTTTTCTGTAATTTTAATCACGCGTTCTTTTATAAATATCCTTCCATCTTCAGTTATTTCATACAAACCTTCGTAACCTTCAATATCTTTTATGATCATCGGATTCTCACGCTCTCTCCCTGTTTCAATGTAATTCCATCCCACTGCATTCCATCTTTAACCGCTGCGAGTAATGACTTCTTATCGACCTTAGCTGGTTGTGGAACCATGTATTCCGGAGGAACTATTGCATCCTCTGCGATATCTAAGCTTGCTGGGTTCTTTTGAATTCCTACTGTCACGATTGTTCCTTTGATACGTTTTACCTCTAGTAAAGTCATTTGCTGGTACAAGTAATCTTTTAAACTCTTACCGTTGTTTTCTACCGCTCTCCTACGTTCTGCTAAACGCTTTTCTTCTAATTTGATAGCTTCTGTATCTGCCTCAAGGTTGCGAATTAATAGAGCTATGTTTTGCGCTTTATCTTGAATGCTTTCTTCGATTGCCTGTAATGTATCTTGCAATGCTGATGGATCTACGCCGTCCTCAATCATCATTTGTAACTCACGGTAATTACCGCAAAGATCATAAAGTCTCATATCTATTTAACCTCCGAGATTTCTATTTTGTTTCCACATTCGTTACATACAATCTCATCTGGAGAGTGATAAAACGTTTGTAAATCCATGTCTGATGCATCGCAATTGTCGCATTTAATTATTTTCACTAACTCTTCTTTAGTAATATTTCTGATTAAAATATCCATTTTCGTATCCTCCTAAAACGGCATTCCGCCATATGGTTTATTTGTTAAAACCGTGATTACATAGTCGAGATTTGACTTCTTCACGATGTCTTGTTCCTGTTCAGACATTTGTTTTAAAGTTTCGATCGCACGTTCTTTTTGCTTGTCTAAAACATCTTTCATTTCCACATTCCTCCTTATTTACTTAGAAGAAACGACTGTGTTATAATAGAGGTACAAATATTGAGTCGTTTCATGAACCAGTCGATTAGGGGTAATCGGCTGGTTTTATTTTGTTTTGATTCCTTTTCCCCAACACTTATAGATAGGAATAATTGGCATTAATTCGATGATGTCAGCCTTCCACTCTGGCGGTTCACCTTCAAAACGACTATCCACTTGATAATGTTCAAATCTGCATAAGTACTTGTTTCCTTCTAAATCATTGCAATAAGTTGGTTCGAAACAAGGTGACATATTAGTTCTCCTTTCTGATGTTTTGTACATCGAAGTGTTCATCCATGTATTCAGTAAACTCTTCTTGTTTTTCAATGATTTCTTCCCATGTACTAAACACGTCCAACGCCTCTTTCTTTGTCAGCCTTAGGTTTTCTGTGTTTAATAGCACAAGAAGCATGTTGTGTTCTCCATCCACCTTGGAATCGTTCAAAGTGACCTTCACCTACACCGACTTTTTTAGCGCATCTGTAGCAAAACCCCTCATATTTATTTCTCATTTCCATTCCCCTTTCTTGATGCGTTTTTATTTTGTTTTAATCTTCATATTCATCTTTCACTCGTTCGCACAAATCAGAAATTGTCATCGGGTCACCTACAGATGCAACAAGTAGTTCTTCATAATCCCTGCAATCTTCCAATAAAGGGAGCAATAATTCTCTACATCTAGCTAACTCGTCCAGTAGTTCACTATTCTCCTTTTCTAGCCTTTTGTTCTCCGAAAATAAATATTGTTTGCCGAAAAAATTACCGTCATGAACTTGAATACTCGTCTTTCTAAGTTCAAATATCTCTTTTGATTGTTTATCATAAATATCTTCATCCATTACGATTACAACGCTTTTTTCTCTCATCTTCATTCCCCTTTCATGATGCTTTCACGCATCGGAATATCCAGGAACCCATTTACTAGGTGGGGGATACCATTAGATTCCTGAATATTCCGACAAGCGAGAGCTTGTCCTATTATGATCTGGATTTCATATCTGCACTTCTTTGTTTGCCGCGATAATCTTTTGACTTCTTTTGTCTTACACCACCAAATGAATCACGACCGTAGACAGCTCCATTTAGTTCTCTTGCGTATCTTTCTAAATTAGCGTACATCCTCTTTAATTCTTTCTGACTTTCATTAGCCATATATTTCACTCCAAATTAGTTAGAATTAATACTCGCATTCTGGTAAATGGATAAGATATTCTTCTTCATCTTCAAAACATTCAAGGCATTTTTCACAATGGTACAAGTTACCTCACCTCCTTATTCATCTAAAGTTATAAACTCCTTATGCATTTCCTCAACCTTATCTGCGCTGTTATGTACCTCTCTAGCCTTTAAATCATTTATAATCCACAATATTTTCTTTCTTTCGTCATCATCACGCTGCTGTTTATCCATCACTTTTCATCCTTCATAATCCGTTTGTTTATGCGTTCCATCAGATATCCCATTCCTACAAAAGCGAGAAATACAACCAATACCATTAAATGCGAGAATGAACTTTCTTCCATTGTTTATTCCTCCTCTTGTTCCCAAAGAATGTTTAAAGCATTTTCGATTAACCCTTCTAAGTACTCAGTTCTATTCATGATGCTAGGGAATGAGCCGTGTGAATTAGTTAGTGTTGCTGGATAACGATCTCTAACATCTGAGAAAGCCGATTCTAAAATGTCGATTGCTTCTTTTACTTGACTCATGCTGTTGCGCTTCCTTTGTTAAGGAGCTTGTCAGCTACTCGAACAGCATCTTCTAATTGATTTGTCATTGATAAGTACTGTGGTCTTGTTAAGTCTTTAAGACCATGTTTCTCTTTATATTTTGTAATTCGTAATTTCAAGTTAGTCTTGTAAGCTGTGTTGAATGCATCTGTGAAAGCTCTCCATGCATTCGGGATAGTCATTTTCTCTTGTTGTGCATGTCGTCTGATCATTTTGTTTAAGCGTTGCTGCAAGTCACCAATTGTATCGATTCTGTCAATGTTATCTAATCGGTGATTCACTGTTGTTACTTTCTGTTCTAGCTGAACCATTCGTCTTTCGCTTTCCATATTTTGTTGAGCTAGCATATAAATCAACTCAGCTGGTGACTTTGCTTGTTGTTGACGGAATCTCTTTTCTACTTCAATGAAGTATTTTCTGATTGCTCGTCCAGCTTCGTTGTTTTGTACCATTGCAAACTCTTTTCCAGTATCTAATGTCAGCCAATACTCATGTTTAGTAACATTTTGACGTTCCCCAATTTTGGTGAGCGTTAAATAGTAATCTTCATTCTCTGTAAATCCATAATTTTTAACTCTTTCCTTAACCCATGTTGTGAAATCTTTCTTCACTAACATTTGTTCATGTAACTCTCGAGCATTTACGAATTTCTCACCATTTTCATTTTGATAAACCGGAAGCATTTCGTTTGCGATTACTTTTAATTGATTCATTTTCTTTCCTCCTTCATGTTCACAAAACGTGAACGTTTGGTTAAAAAATAATAGTTAACTTTTCGTTAACCTTCTACTAATTCGTCAACTGTAACATCATACAATTTAGATAGTAAACCCAATCTGTATATACTCGGTTGCCTCTTGCCAGACTCAAGTTGTGAATAAGCAGATTTTGTTGAGTACCCAAGATAATCACCCACATAAGCCTGACTATAACCACGATTCTTGCGTAACGCTTTGGCTTTTTCTATATTTAATTTCATGTTTATCACCTTTGTTCGTTTCGTTAATTTGATAATAACACGATGTTCACTATTTGTGAACCCTTAAATTTAATTTTCTTTAAAAAACTTAAAAAGGTTGTCTTAGAGTGAACTTTTCTGTTACATTTTAAATATATATTAGGTATATATTTAATGTACAAACGCAAAAGATAATGGTATATGTGAACGTTATGAAGGGGAGAAAACAAATGAATTACCAATTAATTAGTAAAAGGGTTAAAGAAATCAGGACTGAAATACTAAAAATGAGTCAATCTGAATTCATTAATGCACTTGGACTAAAAAGTAAATCAGCAGTTTCTATGTGGGAAAACGAAGAAATGGATAAATGCCCATCTAGAAAAACTTCTTTAGATATAGCTAAACTTGCAAACGTATCTGTAGCTTATGTGCTAGGGGAATCTGATGAGAAGAACCCTATGACAAGTGCTCAAGATGAATTTGAAGAACTAATAACTCAATTTAGAGAAAAAGACCCGGAAAAGCAAAAGGAAATCATGAAATTATTTAAAGACTTAATGAAAATAACAGGCGATTGATAGCTTTAGAAGCTACCGATCGCCTGTTTCATTTTTAATATGATTTCAAGTGAATTTTCATCACCTTCATGAGCCGCTTTTACAACCTCTAATAATTGTGATTCGAATTCTGCTACCTCTGTTACTACTATGTTTTCTAAGCTCTCTTTTTTCATCCCTAAAACCCCCAGTTTTTTATCTAAGTAGTTTGTGAACGATTCACAATGATTACCTTTTTGCATTTTTTCCTCAAAAATAGGATTTTCCCGAAAAGCACAAATGGCATTACCTCTCATTGAGGTAATGCCATTTAAATATATATTATAATAATCAGCCAGCTCCTCCGCCGCCTGGATCAACCATCATTTTAAATTGAGTTGTCTCAGTAATAGCTACTTGTTTCGGTTGTTCTTTTGCAACGTCAGAAGTATTTAATAAAAACACTCCAAGAACTGCTAACACTGATATAGTCGATAGAATCTTTTTCAATATGCTCTCACCTGCCTATAAGACAATTATACCATTTTTTCAAAGGATGCCCAAGTATAATTTAGGTAATTGAGCATAAAATAAGTTGCCGTTTTCTTCGAACTTCTTTAATGATTTTTCTATCAGTTTTTTATCCCCTTTTGCGATTCCCATATAGCATAGTTGGAAAGCGGATAGCTTGCCATTCTTTTTTTCTAATCCATTTAATATTTCAATAGCCTTCTCTTTATTGCCCCTTTTGATTTCTAGATAAGCTATTTCTGCAGGGTCAGTAAGATACAAATCATCTAAATCTTTACCGTGATATAATTTCAGGAAATTAAGTGTGTTCATAATGCATCTCTTTTTATTTTTCATCGTGTCATTGAAGGTATCACCAAGAGTATATAACGCTTGCTCTAGGTAAGCTTTAGCTTTGTTGTAATCTTCAAAAATGTAAGACTCTCCAAGGACGTTCAACGCACTTGCTTGTGGAATAGGGTATTTACCAAGTTCTCCAAGGTATTTCATTAAATAAGGTGTGTACTCTCTTACCTCTTTTATCTTGCAAAGCGAAAGACTTGCAGCATGTATACTCTCGTTAATTTTTATAGTAAAACTTTGTTTTAAAAATTTTTCTTTTTGAGGAATTTCTTTTTCGATTTTCTCCTTAACGTCACGCGCGTATCTATACAAAAATCGATAATCACTTAGATCATATAAACCATAGCAATATATGATATCTAAGAGTAAACTCATTTCAGTGCTTTTTATAGTTTTTCTCTTTTTTTCAACCTCTGTTAACAACAATTCACCTACAAGATTCTCTTTGCTTCTTCTATATAGAATACGATAAACTTCAGCCCATTCTTTTGTAACATCATCTTTCGATAACTCAGCTTTTTTTATTAACGTTTCTAGTAATCCGAATTCACCTCTAGCGTGGACAAACTCCATACCTATTTTTAAATTTTTATTACCTTTTATCTTCTCACAATACTCAAATAAACACGCTCTTCGTAATTCTGGATTATGTTTGTACAAATATATCAATGTGTCTGAAAAGCATTGAAAACTAAATTGTGTATTGCCATTGAGATAATAAGAAACCTTCTTTTCATTGATTCCAAGTCGTACTGCTAATTCTTTATTAGTGATACCAGCTGCAAATAAATCATCCTTCATTTTTATTAATAATTTCTGCACTGTTTTGCTCCTCCTTGCCGGAACAAAAGACACGTTATACCCAATTTGTTACATTTAGAGGAAAACGCGTCACTACATTCAAAAGATGTGTTATAATTTATGTAAGACTTGCAGTAAGTGTTTTCCCTAGACGGATTAGGGAAAGCGGTGTAAGAGTGCGCTAACACTACTTATACACGCTGTGAGTCTTTTTTACGTCCGTTTATTTTAATGTTTTCATAATAACACATTTTTCCCAAAATTCGGTCATGGAGTTACCTGACAATTGTTGAGAAAATTGAGAAACCGCTGTACAACAAGGTTTCTCAATTGACATAAAAATAAAATATGCAATAATGCATGAGACATATGAAGAACCCATATGCATATTTTACCACCAAACAAACGTTTGTTCTAGTCATTTTTAATTTGATTAATTTTTAATCATTTTAGAAATAATTTGTTTATTAATCAATCGTTTTATCCAAATATATACCAAATACACCCCTTATTCGATTATAATTGTCGAAGATTAAAGAGGGCGGTGTAATACATTGCTTGGAAAACGATTGATTTACTTACGGAAGAAACAGGGTTATACCCAAACAGATGTAGCTCACCATTTAAATGTTGCTCGAACAACATATACGAATTGGGAAGCTGAACGCGCTGAGCCAGATATCTCAACTTTAATAAAAATTAGTGATCTCTACAATGTTTCTATTGATAATTTAGTTGGAAGGAATTATCGTGTCCCACCACAAGTTGATGTGATCTTACATCAAATATCAGAACTTGATACAGAACCACAAAAGAAAGCTTTAAATTTGTTAGTCGAATACACTTACTTGATTAAAAAGTATTTTATGTAGACTTCACTCTCCTTATTTTGACGCACAAGCGTTTTAAAGTAGATTGTAACCCTAAACTACTTAAATGAATCAGAAATGGAATACACGGCATTGCAGTGCTTTGTATTCCGAATGTGGAATGTTGTATTTGATTTCATTTTAGAAGAAAACTTTTCCAATGAACAGTGGTAAAATTTGACATAATCTGACCATATTAACCAGTGAGGGCTTAGGCTCTCTTTTTTTATTTTCATTCGACAAAATATGACAATATTCGAATTAGTTGTTTGCTATGATAAGCTCGGAAATCTTACATACTGAAACAAAAAATAAGAAAAGGCGGAATTGAATATGGAAACACTAGCAGTACTGATTTTTCTAGCTTCAATTGTTCTATTTGTATTATTTATCATTGCTATTTTCAAAAGAAAACCTAAGGCGAAACTTATTATTAGTTCGATTGTATGCCTTGTGTTAGCAATGATCTTAATACCAAAAAAAGATAAAGAAGAGAAACCTAAAGCTAAAGAAACAACTCAACAAGCTTCTACAGAGGTAAAAGAAGAGCCTAAAAAAGAAGAAGTGAAAAAGGAAGAACCTAAAAAGAAAGAAGAACCTAAGAAAGAGGAGCCTAAAAAGGAACTTTCTAAAGAAGGTGAGTCTTCTAAAGTTAAAATTGCTGTAGGTTCTGTTGAATCAATCGATTCAGTAGGTGGAGAATACTTGAAAGAAAAAGCACAAGGTGTGTTTAAAGTAGTTGAAATTACTATTACAAACAATCAAAAAGATGCTATCACTGTTGATGCTAACAGCTTCAAATTAGTTGATAATAAAGATCGTGAGTTTACATACTCTACACAAGCTCAAACTGCTTTTGATGTAGGTAATGGTGGAAGTTCTGATTTTTTCTTAAAACAACTTAACCCTGGTTTATCTCAAACAGGTAAAATCATCTTTGATGTTCCAGCTGATGCACAAGGCTTAGTTTTAAAAGCACGTGGCGGGATGATGGGTAAAGAAATCAAATTAAAAGTAGAATAGTTGAAGGCACTCGAAAGAGTGCTTTTATTTTTTCTCAATGTATAAAACAACTTAACATGGTAAAATAATATTGGATGGGATTCCAATACATATTATTAAAATTAAAGTGGTTCAAGTCGGAGGAAGGCACCTTAGGGTGTCTTTTCTTTATGAAAAAATCTCCACACAAAAATGCAGAGATTACATCAAATCCTCAATCATAGGGTCATCCTCATAGCAAAAAGAACCATCAATTTTTTTCTTACAATCATCACAATAATCCCAGGTTCCAGTACCATCCCACTCAGAATACACACCACTACTATCCTTACAATTACAATAATCATCTTCTTTATACATAAATTAACAACCTTAATAAATATATTTTTGTCAGATCTATTTTTTTACTTTCCATATAAATCTTGTCATTAACGGACCTATATTCCTCTTCATTCTTTTACCATTCTTAGTTAAATACACATATTGCGTACTTGCGTTTTGTACGATAGTAATATCATGGTATTTATTATCTCTTAAAACTCTAACATGTCCCTGATTACTAATATCACAAACTTCATCATAACCATTAATCGGATACCACTTATCACCAAACGTTCGATCGCTACAGGCTTTACATGTATAACTTTTTTCTTGTCTACCACTCCTGAATTTTGTAAATCTGTAAATATAGAAATCATCTTCGTCTTTTTTTGTTTTACACAACCAACAACATTCCAAAAAAATCACCTCTACGTTAATAAATAAGTTTGTAATAATAGGATAACACCCTTAAATCCATATTTGTTGACGTATAAGAAGATTCATCAAAATAAATTTCACGTACTATATCTGATTGATAAAACAGAAATCAAAAAAAGACATAAATATAACCCTCAACCATACTGAGAGTTATAAATAGATTATATATTTATATTTTGAATTGCTTGTTTAAAATCAGAATTGACTTCTTCTACACGTTCACGCCATACAGTCAAAAACGTTTTCTCCCAATCTAAACAAATACCTATAAATACATCCTTATTAGCTGCAGATACACTACTTAATAAATTATAATAAATATCACTTTCTATTTCCTGTTGGATCCTATCAATAACAGACAAACCTTCAGTATCAGGGTTGAGTAAATATAGATTTATCGGAAAGAAACTAATTGACTCATATTTATCCTTTTGAACCAGATACTTAGTGATAGCATCTTTAATATTTCGTTTCATAAAAGTACCCACTTGAGCTGTCTTGATACAATCATTCGTTATATGAACTTGAGACCCGTACTCAGTCACAGCTAAATCAAATAATTTACTCAAAAACTCCTCTAAAGATAACTCATCATTATGATACCAATCTAATATAGAAATACAACTAGCCATAAATAACCTCCAAAGTAATAAGTAGTCCAGATAATGTATGGTTTAAAAAGAAATACCAGTGCGCACTTCAAGTAATCATAAAGAAGTCCAAGTATATACGGTTTAAGAAGATTTACTAGTGCGCACTTTTATAATTGCTTCTTTAATTTACGTACATATGATTCTGAAACGCCCATGATTTTCGCTATTTTACGTTGTGATGCTTTTGGATTAGCTGCCATAACTTCTCTTAATTGTGATAGCTTGTCCTGTTTCTTTTCATTTTCAACTGCTAAGTACTCTTCACGTGTTGCTACACCTTCAGCGCGTCGTTTTTCGCGCTTTCTTTCCGTGTCACGTCGTTGTTTTTCTACTTTATCGATTAATGTACTCATTTTTTCTTTTTCGTCTTGCGTGAAATCGATATTTAACTTCCTGATTACCGTATCATTACGCATAGGCTTAACTATGTTATTTGGTAGTCCGAAACGTTTGTAATCATTCTTCGCAAACTCATCAAAGAAAATCATAGCATCTTTGTACGCATTCTTAGCTGTACGTTCCACTTCTTTCTTTGGTTGCGGCTCAGCAAGTTTTGTATTTAACTGGAACGTCATTTCTAACGTCGCTGCTTGGTTCTTAACGATTAATGCTGTTGTAAATGAATAAATGTATGTCAAATCGTTTCGATTCTCTATTACGCCGTTTCTAAGATCTACAATCATTTCTAAATCGGCTTTACGTTTTGTATTTAAACTGTAAAGGTCCATTACCCCTTTTCGTGCTGGTAACGTTGTAAGCATACCTTTACGCTTTGGTTTGCGTTTTCTCTCTAACGGTGGCACATATTCGTATAACTCTTGTAAGGAATACTCTCTTTCTGTCCATAAATCGACTGTGATTTGTTGTCCAGTCTTACTGTGAGTGCTATATGGCAATCTGAATACACGAGATAAATCTGAACAAGATCCGTCTGCACCTAATGGCATAAGCATTTTAACAAAGTGATTCGTAATGTATTGTGATAAATACGCCATTTGTGGAGCAGCACCACCAGAAATACTATAAACCAGTTGTACCCCTCGACCATTCATAATGATATTGGGACAAGGTAATGTTTGACTGTACACTAAATCATGCAGCTGCTTAATTACATACTCTTTTGAGAGTCCTATTTTATAAAAGTCTAAATCTACGCCTATGTTTCTTATTTGCTTCAAATCAGCTGTTTTACGACTTCCGTGTTCAAATGCATTAAGAGATAAATAGACGTCTTTTAAACCTCGTTCTGAAGCTTTTAACAAATGCTTCAAGTCACGTAAGCCATACCAAATTTGTTTATGCTGCTCGTTACTTAAATCAATCGTAACTACATATCCTGATTTCTTCCGTTCTGACAGATAACATTCATACCAGGAATCAATGAATGTATCCTCCTGCGGCTTCCGAATCGCCACTGACATACAAATAGCCTCCTCATTCAAATAAAAGGAAGCTACACAAGAGTATATTTATACTTTACCTGTCTAATAGTTTTTGATATTATATAGACAGAAGTTAATAAACAACAAGATTTTTCTTGTGTAACTATTATAGAAGGATCCATTCTCAAACTTTGGTCGGAGCGAGAATGGGTCCTTTCGTCTTTTATTCCGTTTTTTCTACAATTATTGTAACGCAAGATTCATATACTTACAAGGACAGACGACAAGCCTAGCGCTTGTCTTTTTTTATTTTAATAGCAGGTAAATACTTGTTGTTACAGAATTGATAAGCGTGATGTTAAATTGACAAAAACAAAATGATATGTTTTCATTTTGTTATCATTACAACTACATAAAAATAATGTATAAATTACATTACGTTAATATTAACGTTAACATTAAATTAACGTAAAAATAACGGAGGTGCCTAAATGGCTTATAAATTAGCTTTTGTGCAAAATAAAGGCGGTGTTTTAAAGTCTTCAATGACAGTGAACTTAGCTGGTCTTTACGCAAAGCAAGGCAAAAGAGTTTTAATTATAGATGCCGATCAGCAGGGCAACTCTCTTCTCTCTTTCGGTAAGAACCCTGACAAGTATCGCACAACTTTACATGATGTTTTGGTTAACTTCGCACCTGCTAGTGAAGCAATTGTAAACGTCTATAAAAATATTGATATTCTACCTTCTAACGAAATGATGAGTTTCTTAGATTTCGACATCCTACCAAACTTAGATAAATACATAAATCCGTTTTTACTTCTAAAGGTAGCGTTAATGTCTGTTGAAGATGAATACGATGTAATTCTATTTGACAGCCCACCAAGTTCAGGATTAATCCAAAGTAATGTAATTTGCTGTACAGACAGAATTATCATTCCTTTCCAACCAGAACAATATAGCGTGCGTTCTTTAATCAAGATCATCGACGTTATTGATCAATTTAAACAGAAACACAACCCTAATTTAGATATCGCTGGAGTAGTTGCTACACTTGTTCAAAAAAATACGAAGCTGCATACAGAAGCGATAAAACAAGCGAGACAATTCTGCGAAAAAGAAAACGTACATTTCTTTAATGCTAATATTCCAAGAAGTATTTCATTCGCAAACTCAATTGCCTATAACAGACTACCTCTTACTCTAGCAAAAAAAGATACCGAATTCGCATTTTACTACAAGAGTTTATTTAAGGAGTTGAATGAACATGAGCAACCGCAATATAGCTGATTTATTTAGTGATAGTGCAGTTAGAGCGACTGAAGAAGAAAATGATAATAACGAAACGTTACAACAACATAATGATAACGTTAATGTCAACGTTAATAAAACATTAGAAAACGAAGGAGAGACTAAACCTCCAGAAGAACCAAAAGAAACTCCTACTGGAAATATTGTTCCTGAAGTACCTACAGGAGATATACCTGGAGATCCTGATCCCGAAAATCCACCTCCTATTGTGAAGCAAGATGACATATTAGATTTCTTAAAAGCGGAGCAAGAAAAGAAAGTGGTCGGATTCCATTTAGATAAAGATGTAAGACAAGCGTTCCAAAAAGTGTTAGGAAAGAAACCTCAACGCGGTGCACAATCGGAACTTGCGAATCGAATATTCCGAGACTTTTTCGAGAAAAGAGGATTACTATAAACTCTACATTTTGTAGGGTTTATTTTTATTAATAAAACGCTTTTAATACGTTAATATTAATGTTAACGTTATGTTATTTTAATGTATTTGTAACATTGATATTTAATTTTATATACAAAGAAAAAAAGCCTTGTAATAGGCTTTCCATTCTATATACTTATACAAATACATAATATAAATATTGTCCGTTACCCTTGTAACTCTTCCCAGCTTCTACCGTACAACTGGGTGTGCTGTTTAGTTAGGGAAGAGTTACTATATTTTTGTTCAACTGGTGGTTTCATTTTACAGATAAACGCATGTTGCAGATCGCCACCGGCTCTTACAGAAATGATTGCATGGAATCGTGGTAATCGCGCTGCGTCATCGATTAAGATTGTTGGTTCTAATCGGTGTTGAGACAATTCGAATGTTTTAATGTGATCGTTTGAAAATAAGATTTGTTGTACTCCACCGCCCTGCAAATTCTCCTGTAAAGAGTGCGGTAACTTATTCCAATGATGGAACGCATATAACGCCCCAAATCGTTCCTTGCGACCTTCTGTACCAATACGACCCATGAGTTTAGTTAATCCCTCTGTAGCGTATTGCTCTGGCTCATTAAATACCATAAAACAGCCATTACTTTGTTCTTCCTTACTCATGAGCATTCGTGTCATAAATGTTTTTAATGTAATCCAGTGGACAAGTGTTTTAGATGCTAATTCACCTAGCTTGCGGTTTGGTATGCGAATAATAACAACTTTCCCCTCCTGCATCCATTTAGCAAAATCCACCTCTTTTTTCGGATCCTGTGAAAATATATCAAATAAGGTATCGTTACCAAAGAAATCATCTAAACGATTTAACACTGCATCCGCTTTGCTTCCTAGTTCTTCATTCGTTCCCCATGAAAGCAACTCTTCTGCTAATCTTTTATTTCCTTCCTGGAGCAGCTGCTCAATTACACTTACACGGAAGTCTTCATCCTCTATAATTCTCTTGATATTAAATAAAGATCCACCTGCTGCCTTTGCTGCCGCTTTTAAATAACGTTTAGAACGGGCCATCTTCTCCATATCACCAAAGAAATCCGTTACTTCATCTGCAAACCTGCTCGCACCTTTCCTCCCCAGCTTTGTAATAACTTCAGTAAGATCCATCGGAACAATGTAATTTTCATCGCTTAAATCAATATCTATAATTTTATCCGGAGGAAGCGCATCCCTTATCCCGTCTGCCATGCCGCGCTCCCCTTCTTCAACGATGACCTCCGGGATAATAGCGCTAATACCATGATTTAAACAACCATCAACTACCCAATTTTTTATGGCTGTATCTTTACCATTCCCTTGCCCGCCAATAAAGGTATATCCTCTATACAATTCATCTGGATTATTTACAGGAAAGTAGATTGGTATCTTTTTGTCTTTTAATTCACTCTCACCTAAATGAATACCATTTGAATCACATAAAACACTGGGAATATCCGTTTCTGTTCTCTTTTTTACACTTAACGCTTCCTCATATCGCCGTTGCAGTTCCGTTGTAGGTATTTGCATTGCTAACTTAGCCATTTCATCAGTTGAGATTAAATTCACGTTACCATTCATTTTCGTACGGTTGGAGAGGTGTAATGTGTTTAACTCTTGGAGAACCTCTTTCTTCCTGCTCTTTATGTTAATTTTTACACCGTGTAATTCGTTGTTATCAGCTATTTCACTGTATGCGAGTGATAAGGTTTCACTAATTGTTTCACGCGTCAGGCGGTCTTGTGAGTGCGCTGCAATACGTATGTGACTTTTAAAAACAGGATTGTTTAACTTTTCACGGCTTGCATTACTGATATGGCGTGAATTAATTTCATCCTCCAAGCTAAACGGCTTATCAACCACTTTCCCTTTTTCGTATGACTTATTACTTTTGAAAAAGGTATTGGCCAAAGCATTAAACAAATCCGTAATTAAGAAATTCACTTCATTCACGAAACCACCAAGCACCTGTTTTGAAGCGCCTAACACCATCCTGGAGTTAATGGTGGCTCTTTGTGGAACTTTTCCCTTAGAAAGCTTCTCGTACGCCCAAGATGCGTTCTTTATCCACTTCTGGCGGTTCTCTGCTTCATTACAGATACTCAGCCTTGCAAAGTCACCATCAAGCTGTAATTCGTCTATTGTGTTCATGACTGCTGCAATAGGTGTCTTTTGCTCATTCGCGTTTGTGTTCAAGCTAAATATATCGTGTTTTAGATATTTTAATTCCTGGACAATCGTATTTTCTTCAGGGACTTGTATTTGCTCAAGTGAAGCTTCTTTAATTGTGACACTCATCTTATTTTCTAATTTTCGTTTCAACTTGGTCGCCTGGTACTCTGAAGTGGATACATAAAACTCAATCTTCTTCTGACCATTCTCTTGTTTAAAGATCACATCGAACCAAAAGGAATCTTTTTCACGATATACAAATCGTAGCCCGTTACGTTCTAAACGTGTACCTGGTGATTCATACATTTCGTACATCTTATAGATTGATTTCCACAACCTTCGAGTATTATTGGAGACATTGCTGTGAGGAATAATACGGTATACAACCATTTTGTTTTGTTCAACTCGAAAGAAATCGGACCATGATATTGTTTCGGTTCGTTTCCACCACTTCTTTTTCTTCTTCGGTATTTCCGCAGGTACACCACCAAGATAAATAGCGGGATAGTAAAACTTTCGCTCCTGATCCGGCACTTTCTTATCATCCACTTCAAACACCCCCAAGGATAGTAAGAGCAAGAATTAGAAGAGCTGTATACCAACTGATTGTTTTCATCATGCTTCCTTTCCCTAACATGGATGAAATTATGATGAATGCACCCGCTGCGATTGTCGTGTATCCCATTAAATCAGGAAGACTTACAATAAACCAATCCCATAGCAACGCACCGCATTCTTTAATGAAGTGACCAATCGGTTTTAGAATGAATTCTATCTCTGTATGGACAATACTGTCGCTAAAGTTATTTAACGCATCCATAAATGAGCCTTCTTTTGCTTTTTCGCCAATGTAACCACCTGCATTAGCTAAAACCATTTTTCCACCATCTAAGATGAATTTCATGATGTATTCCCCCTTATATCCCTTGTAAGAAGTCTCTAATATCAATAGCATGGCGAGCTAAAATATAACCACAAGACACGCCAATCAGTATTTCAAGAGCTTTCGTACGATGACCCAAAGCCCAACTAGCCCCACTGAAAATAATGACAAGTACTACTCCTGCATCAAATGCGTTCATGATGGCCCCATGGACGTTGCCAAAAGTGCTATTAACTGTAGCTGCAAGTGCTGCTTTAGGTAGGATCATGATAAGAGAACCGGTAGTAGCGGTAATAACTCTTTTTAAAACGGTAATATCACTTTTATCCTTGTTTTTGTAACTTCCATCCATAAACGAACGGAACGGTATTACCTCTGTTTTCGCCATGATGTACACCTCTCACATGTTATTTTTTAAAACAGGACATACTAACGGTAAATCCCTAAAAATGGAGGTACTTCTTATGCATGTAGCTATTGGTGTAGTAGTAGGAGCAATTATCGGTACATTAGTTAATATTTTCGTTGGCTAGATGGCATAAATGGCAGTGAACTCGGTGAAGTTTGCTGCTTCTTTGTTTGCGATTTAAGTTGTTGGATCCGTTCCGATGCAGTTGGTTTTGGAGTAGGAGTTATCTTTTTCTCCTCTTTAATTTCAAAGCTCTCCATTTTCGAATGTTCAGATTGCTCCACATACTCTTTTTCTTCCTTTTCAAGACTCATAGCTTCCCAGAGTAGTTTCTTCACGTATCCGCTAAAATTACGACGTTTAACGTGTTGCAACATTAATCTATCTTTCTCGTTCTTCTCATTAAAAGCCACTGGTTTACTGAATTTAGCCATCTACAACACTCCCTTTTTGGTAGTAGCGGTGATATCGCTTTGTTAAAAGGTATTGTGTGCTGCTTGGTCAATATTCACCATTTTTAGGTGTTTATTTTTAGTGAAACTAGGACATTACTAAGGACAATAGATTCTTAAAGGAGTGAACGATGTGTGGGGACTTGGAAAAAAACGCACAAAGTTAGGGAAGTATTTAGATAAAAACGGGATTGAACAGGAATGGTTAGTAAGAAAATCTGGATTAGGAAGAAATACCGTAGGGGATTTAGCTAATGATCCAGATAGATCACCTACTAGGAGGACTATGCAGAAGATATTGAAAGTTTTACGGGAATTTGACCCTAGAGTTAAAGCTGAAGATTTTTGGGACATGTAAAAAACAGCCACATCATTGGCTGCTTTTTCTGCATTGTTTACATTGTCCTTTAAATCCCGTTTTTATTTTTTGGAAATCATTAACGTCTAATACTTCTCTACACTTATTACAAACTTTTAATTTTAGTATTTCTTCACAACTAAGCTTTTGATTGGATTTAAAATAAAACACGCCTGTTTTATAGATGTATTCCTTTTGGATAACTTTTTGAATTTCATCTTCATTTAGAACTTGATAAATTGTCGCAGAAACAAATCCAGCTTCAATAACTTCTTTGATACTAAAATTTTCTCCTGTTTTTAGGGATGTCATTTTGTTAATCAAAAAATCTTTAAGGAGTTCCGGTTTACTTTCTACAGTAATCTTATAGTAAGACAGATGTTTGGAAACTGTAGTTATAGATATATTTAATTTATCAGCTATTTCTTGTACAGTTAAACCATTTGTAACACGCATTTCAAACAAAATATCTCGATCGTAAGTTGGATTTTTTAACTGAGAATATCTTTTAGGTTTTACCTTTCTTATTTCTTTCTTACGATTAACAATACGTTTCCTCGTGTTATATTTCGGGTTCAATGTATTTATTAAATATGTTTCACACAACTCAGCATCTAACAAACTTGATATATAAAAACACTTTATCTTGTCGAACTCTCCTGAATACTCATAAACATTTGAAACACCTTTTAAGTGACTTTTTATTCTTGTTTTTAACTCTTCGCTTTTACCAATATATAACAACTCATCATCTTTGGAATAGAGAAGATAAATGCCGTTAATGTTTTTAATACTCATCGCTTCTTCTTTTGTAAAAATCAATGGTTCTGGAAAATTGAACTGCACTAACAATTTAACCCCTCCATACTTAACTTGTTAAGTATAATGTATAACATCCTGATTAACATTGCAACCAATTTGATTGATTAATTAATCATTTTGCACTACTATATAAGTAATTGGAGGTGGATTTAATGGTAAAATGCAACTTATCTACATTAATGGGAATACATAAAATGTCTATACAAGATGTTCATATAAAAACTGGTTTGAATAGAAATACAATTTCTAATTTATATCACGAAAAAGTAAAACGAATTGACTTTGATACAGTTGATAAATTATGTATTCTATTTGACTGTGAAATCGGAGAATTATTGGAGCGAAAAAAGGAAGGATTTTAGGTGTAAAACGATAATACCGCTATTACCAAAATAGGCATAAAAAATAGCCCTACTTTGGCAGTGGACTTATTAATTAGCTATAAGCGCGCTGTACGCTATTAGCTATATGCCGAGAACATTAAAATATTGCGTGTACATAAAAAGTATTTTATAAAATAAAAAAAAGCCGCCCAACAGGACGGCTCTTGTTTTTACTTCACATACACATAGGCTTCATTTGCTGTTACATAGTATGTTTTACCTTTGCTATTGTGAACTTTATATTGTGGTGAACCATTAACACTTACTTTTGCATCAATTGTGAACCCTAATCCTGCATCTACAGAACCAGCCACATCTTTATCCTGCCAAGATGGAGCATCATAGAAACGCAGATTATTAACTTTAGATACAACGCGCTTACCTACAATAGAAGAATCCACTGTACTTTTCTTATTAAACTTCACATAAGATGGGTCATTTTTAACCCACTGATCTCCACCAAGATTTAACCAACCATCCTTTTCAGCCCACACAATATAAGATTCTGGTTTGTTTAGTTGGCGAATCTTAGAATAGCTTGTACCTGGTCCTTTACGTAAGTTAACGTTGTAACCTTCAATATAGGCGATACCATCTGTTACTGCTGTCGGTACTTCTTCTGGTTTAGATGGTTTTTCAGGGACAGAAACATCCACACTAGAATTATTGTATGCTCGTTGTACATCCGCTCTAAACTGAGCTTCCGAAACGCCATGAGACTTTAAGTAATCAAGTGGGTCTTCATGATCTGTACCACCGAGATATTTCGTCACATCGTAGTGAGTCCATAATCCTTTTTCTACTGATAATCCACGATCACGTAAGATTTTAGCCAATAATTTAACGTATTTATCGTAGCTACGTTTAAATTTTTCGTAATCTCTCGTTTCGCATAATTCAACATGAACAAATCGTTTATTAGCAGCAGGTCCACCGCCGTAAGCAATGTATTTTGTATCCGCGATTTGGATTGTTTCGTCCCAATCGACTGCATAATGAACGAATGCGCTTCGCCATGTACGAGATTCATATTTTTGAATATTAATAGCCGGAGCTTCTGGAGTTGCTGTACTATGCGCCACAACACCTTCATATGCACCTACGCCATAGCGGTATGACTGCTTTGGTAAATCAGGAATAATAAGTGTTCTATCAGCAAAAGCTCCTGTAGCAAAACTTAACAGGAGCAATAGAGTCATAAATACAGAGGAAGCCAGTTTGATTGTTTTTTTCATTCAGCATCTTCTCCTTTTTCTTCGTGATTTGTCCAAATACCAAGTGAGACACCTACTGCAAATACAAAGGGGAGCAATTCTTCAATAAAGTTCTTTGCTTCAGGCATTCCGAATTTAGTAAATAAAAATCCAAGCAAAGAAAAAACCGCAACCCATGTTTTCCAGTTGCGGAATCGTTTTTTGATATTTTCTTTATTCATCTTTCTCCCTACTTTCCTGCGAATTTAAAAAGAGCCATTATCCCACCAGTGATAATAGCCCCAACAACTGTAGTTCCAATCCAAAAAACTAATTTATCTAATCTATCTACACGCATATGAGCGCTTTTTGCTGACTGTTGCGCTTCAATTGCTACCTCTTTGACATTACCGAGTGTATCAAGCTTTGTTTCTACTCTGGTCAATCCTACAAGTAGTTCTTTCATATCATCGTGTTTTAATTCAGCCATTTCTTCACTCCTTTATGCAAAATAAAAAAGACCAGCTATTGCTGCTCTGTCAGCACTTCCTCATTACCTACGATTTCCTTGTATTGTTCTTCGGTAATCTTTTTAAATGGTGTCCAAAACTTTTTTACATCCTCTTTTTTATAAATTTCCATTTCGTAATAACGCTTAATATTTTTGTACCAAAAGTCTTCCGTTAACATATTACAATACCTCCTTCTCTGCTAAAGCAAATAACATCACGGCTTGTTGTTCATCCCTGTGCTGATTCATTAAATCTCTCTCGGCTACCATTAGTAATAATGCGGCATTTTCCTGTTCCGTCACTTGTTGTTTGTTTTTCATCTCAGTAATAAGATTGTTTAGTTTTTCAATTTCACTTGGCTTGTTTGGTTGGGGCTTATTCATTTCTTCCAGTTCTTCTTCTGTGATTGTTTCAACCCACTTTTCTCCATCCCATACAGGTTTCCAATTCGGCTGCGGTAATGGTATTTCTGTTGAGTTTTCTGGAATGTTTTTGTAAACAGGAATCCATTCAATCACATTACCATCATCATCTGTCTTGGTGTCATATGAAGGGAATATAATCACATTTTCTAAATATCTTCCTGTTTGTTTGTCGTATACATAAAATGTTCTCATATTTTTTAATCACCGCCTTTAAACAATGTAAGTAAGGTCAAATCTATATAATGATACTGCAGCTTCAATTCCTTCAAGGTAGATGTCTCCATTTGGTTTTACAATTACATAACCAGTTTTTAGTGCTAAACCTTGAAAATAGTTAGGTGTAAAGAACCTTTCTCTGTCTGGTCTAAATATTGCTGGTACATTAGCAATCACCTGTTTATCTTTGAAATCAGTAATCGCACAAACTATATTCACAACATTACCTGAACGTTTAATAGCGGATGCTGGCTGTGAGCTTTGTTGTTTAACTCCGTTTAGTAGGGTTAGTGGTGTCCAGTCAGTGTCTTTATCGTTTCCGTTAACATTTACCCATCCTTGCCATCCTGCGCCGTTTATATAATTAGTCCACAGTTTGTTACGATAGTCCGTGGCAATTATGTAACCGTAGTTAGTGCCATGTAAATTAGCGAACCCTCGAAGACCTGCATTTGATGGTACATTCAATGCAGACCCAGCCGCATAAATAGAGTGAAAACCTCTTCCTTTGTCCAGCACCATTTGAAGGATGTCGTCTGTAGCTGTCTTCGCTTGAATAGAAGCATCCCCATTATCTTGAGTAACTTTAATATTCTGAGTCATGCTTGCATTGGAATGTTCTACCCAACCTAGCCAATTACCATTATCCAAGTAGTTAGTATAAAACTTATTACCGTAGTCCTTTGCCCATACGAGACCGAAAGTAGAAGTGTTTAAATATGCTACCCCTCGCCATGATATATTGTTAGGGGTCTGTCCTTGTGCCCCGCTAATACAATAAACCGTATGCATGCCGGGTCCTTTTGCTTTTATCTCATCTAAGATATTCTTTGAGGTATCAGTAACGGTTATAGTTGTTCCTCCGTTATCTTGAGTAATTTTTCCGACCTGCACATTATTTGCAGCGATTTGTTGTTTTAACTTTGTAATCTCTGTATTTGCAGCATCTATCTCTTTTCGATATCCCTTCACCGCTTCAAGCGCTTGGTCAAATTCGGAAATATAGTCTTTTATTTCGATGCTACCTTGTTTTACGTCGCGTCCTAAGATGACTTTTATATCTGGCGTCGTATATCGCTCTGTACCTTTTTCGAAAGCGAAGTATCCAGCCCATACACCACGAGTTGCTACAGATTCTTTGGAGAATGTATATTCAAATGTTCCGTTTACTGCGTTTGTAACAACTGCATCACTACGAACGAAATAACCATTCGAACTAGCTGCTTCATATTTAATTGCATATCCAGTCAAATCAACTGTTTTTCCTCGTTCTTTTAAATTTACAACAACCTTTAGACCGTTCTTATCATTTTCCCTCGCCGCTATTGTTCTCGGCATACTCTGGTTGGACAGGTCCAGTACTATCGTTTCCGTTCTCATTGGCAACTCCTTTCTGCAGTAAAATTAATTGTGCTTTTAATACTGCGTTCTCTGTTTCTGTAGCTACTAATTTTTC